CGCGAGCGCGCGGGGTTCACTCATCGTCGATCCTCCCTCCGCCGAACGAGCGCTCGCGCAGGTGGTAGAGGGCCGTGCCCGTGACCTCTAGGTGGCCCATGTTGGTCATGCTGAGATAGTCGCCGCAGGCGGGGCAGTAGTCCACGCCGGAGCCTGCCTCCTCGTTCGCGTCGTCCTCAACCGGGATCAGCACGACGCCTTCTAGGGCGACGCAGTCGGCGCAGACGAACAGACGCCACTTCATCTCGGGCACCCGATCAGCACGACGCCGATGATGCGGGCCTTCTCGGTCATCAGGCCACCTCCACCGTCGCGATGCAGGTCGCCAGCAGGTGCTCGTAGTCGCCGCTGGTCGCCTCGCTGATGAAGGCGTCGATCTCGTCCTGCGGGGACGCCGCCCCGCTTCAGCGCCTCCTGCACTTTGCCGAGGATCGCGAACGCGTTGCCGTCCGTGCCGATCAGCTCGACCTCGATCTCGGGATACTTGACGTCGCTCATGCTGCACCCTCTCTCCATAGGCGGCATCCCTCGTCCGGGCCGTGCCCGTACCAGCAGGACGGGCAGACGTCGAGGACGCGAGCGACCGGGGGCGGCAGCGGCGGCCGCGGCAGGGTGAGCGTCTCCGCGAGCGGGACCGCCCCGGCCGGGGACTCGCCGTGTCCGGGCGGGATCGGATCTCGTAGAGCTTCCATTCGGTGACCTCCTCGGGTCGGTTGATTCAATCGCGATTGTACCGGTCGGGCCGGTCGGGGTCGAGTCGGTCGAGGCCGTCACGGATCCGCTCCCAGAGGCCCGGCCGCCGCAGCGGGACGGACGCGAGCCGGAGGATCCCGTCGCGGTCGCGGCGGAGGTCGACGATCGAGAGCGTCGTGTCGTCGGGGTCGGCCGAGTAGACGGCGACGACGTCGGCGGCGTCCGTCGCGGGCCGGGCGGCCTGGATCAGGAGGACGCGGTCGGTCGGGACGCCGAGCGCCTCGGCGACCTCGGCGAAGTCGGCGGCTCCCCGCCACTCGGCCCGGTCGGGACGGTCGAGGCTAGGCATGACCTAGCTCCTCCAAGGCGTACTCGCGCTGCCATCCCTTGAACTCTCCGGCCGAGAAGCCGACGATCGAGTGGCCGAGGAAGGCGGCGATCTGGAACGAGTCGACGCGGTCGATCCGGTTCGCGTTCGTCTCGATCGAGCGGGCGATCTCGCGGATGCGGTCCATGACCGTCTCGCGGGAGTCGTCGGCGACGAGGGCGCGCAGGACGATCTCGCCGCCTCGCTTCTTCGCCGCCCAGGCGCACTGGTCGAGGTCGCGGTCGCCGACGGTCGCGGCCCGGAAGTCGGCCTCGATCTCGGCGGCGAGCGCCTCGGCGTCGGCCGCCCGTCGGACGGCGACGCGCATCGCGATCTGGTAGCTCATCTCTCCTCCGTTCGGAGGACGGCCACGCGGCCGTCCTCGGTCGAGTCCGCCCGGCCGACGACGTCGCCGGTCTCGGTGCGGACGTAGTAGGTCGCCTCCTCGCGTCGCCCGGCGGCGGCCGAGGCGTATGTGATGGCGGCCGAGAGACCGACCGCCGCATCCAGGCGGCGGTCGATCCCCGGCCCGGAGACCGTGACGTGGTCGGTCACGACCGCCTCCTCCGCCTCTCGGCGCGCTCGCTCGTCGAGGAGCCGTCGACGGGGTCGATCCCGTAGCCGGTCTGGACGAGCCGGGACTCCTCGATCGGGCGGAGCGGGCCGCAGAAGCGATCGCCCCGGTGGGCCTTCATCCCGCATTTGGGGCAGCGGGTCGTCTGCCAGCGCGGGTCGCTCGGGTCGTCGGCGACGTCGGCGAGCGGCTGGACGCCGCGGCAGAACGATCCGTCGTCGGCGAGGTCGGCGAGCCGGGCGGCGGTCTCGTAGGCCGCGCGGATCTCCGGAGCCTCGACGACGATCTCTTGGATCCCCGCCGGAGACTCGATCTGACCGTAGTACCTCTCCATCTCGATCCTCTCTCTCGGGCCGGGCTGATCCCGACCATCGGAGGGATTCTAGCAAATCGCGATTTCAGGATCGGACGAAGTCCCCGCTAATCACCACTTTTTGCGACGAGGGAACGGCTTGATCTAGCGGGCGAAAGATTTTACAAATCGGGATTTGCGGGGTCTCGCCGTCCGACCGGGCCGCGACGATTTCGGGCGTCGGCAGTCCCGCCGTGCCCGGCGGTCCGAGTCCTCAGAGGAGGGGAGCGGCGGTCAGTGCCCCGCCGCTCCCCGGCTCGGCCGGTCTCTCAGGCGAGACCGAGACACGGCGGCGCGGTGCTCGGCCACTGGTGGACGAGCCACGCCGTCGAGTAGCGCGCCGCGGCGAACTGGCGCTCGGCGAGCGCCATCTGGGCGGCGGGCGGGAGGAGGTCGGGGCGGGCGACTCCGCCCCATCCGGCCGTCATCTGTAGGCCACCGTAGTACCCGTTGCCGGTGTCGTCGTCCCAGGCTCCCTCGCCACGGTGGATGCAGAGCCAGAGCGCCGCGTGTGCGGCGATCGGGTGTCGCCGCCGTTCGGTCGCGAGGTACCGTCGGCGGGCCGTGATCCTCCTCCGTGACCATAGGCGGTCGATCCAGCGGAGGTAGTCGACGGACGTCGTCCGTCTCTCGGTGCGCCGGGTCGGAGTCCGCGAGACTCCGGCCCGGTCCTGCCAGCGCCACGTCATGCCTCGGTGCCAGCGGATCGCGTGTCGGAGAGAGACGACGGTTGTCGTCCTCCCGGCGTTGACGGTCGCCGTGGCGGTGCCCGCGAGCGCGAGTACGGCAACGGCAACGGCAACGATCGGTCTCGATCGCATGAATGTCCCTTTCGTCTGAGTCCGGCGGCGGCTCGCTACTCGCTCCCTCTCAGGAGCCGCGGCGCGGACGGCTATCGGGGGTCCGCGGGAGACTAGACGACGATCCGGCTGCCTCGTCGTGCGATCCGTCCCCGGAGGCCGGGAGAGGCCCGGAGGACGCGTCCTAGGGGACGAAGCGGGAGGTCTCGACGAGGAACGACTGGTCGAGGCTCGCGGCGATCAGCCCGGCCGTCCCCTCCCCGCGGTAGTACCAGCGCCCGGCGACGGTCGCGATCAGGGTCAACTCGTAGGAGCCGACCCCGAGCCGGGTCGTGTCGGAGAGGTGGTACTGAACCTCGGTCCCGTCGCCGCGCTGGACGTAGAACGTCGCCGCGACGGGGTCGGCGAGCGCGCCGCTTTTGTTGCGGAACGTGAAGTCGAGGTCGACCTCGGAGTTGATCGCATACGTGTTCATCTCGGGCCTCCTAATCGTTTCAGACGGGCCGGTCGGCCGAGCCGACGGTCGCGAGGGCCGTGTCGGCGAGGAGCGTCTCGGGGGATGGCTGGTCGACGACGAGGACGGTCGCGGCGCGCTCGGCGACGATCAGGGTCGCGCCGATCCGGGTCGTGCCGGTGACGGTCGCGGCGGGGAGGTCGATCGCGGCGACGATCCCCTCGACGAACGCGACGGTCGCGATGGCGACCCCGAGCGTCGACGACCCGGCGAGGCCGACGCCTCCGAGCGAGTGGAGGATCGAGGGGACGGCGGAGAGCGCGCCGCGGCCGGAGAGCGCGACCGTGATCGAGCGGCGGCCGCCGAACCCGACCGAGAGCGTCGACGATCCGGCGAGGCTCGCGACGAAGCGGAGGTAGTCGGTCTCGGCGACGACGAAGGTCGCGTGTCCGGCGAAGGTCGGCGCGATCGAGCGGCGCGCGGACAGCGTCGTCGTGAAGGTCGACGATCCGGCGAGTCCGGCGACGAGCCGCTGGTAGGGGACGACCGTGGCGGTCAGCGTCGAGGAGCCGGAGAGCGCGAGCGAGAAGCGGCGCATCAGGGCGAGCGCGACGGCCAGGCTCGACGTGCCGGAGATCGAGACGGCGAGGCGGAGGTACGCGACCGGCGCGACCGTGAAGGTCGACGACCCGGCGAGCGCGACGGCGAAGCGGAGGTAGTCGGTCGTCGAGACGGAGAGCGCCGACGACCCAGCGAGGGTCGGGGTGAGCGCCCGGATCCCGCCGCCGACCTTCGTCAGTTGCGGCGAGAAGACGGACGTGCCGCCGAACGTGACGGTGAGCCGCTGGTAGAGGACGAACGTCTCGGAGAGCGTCGACGAGCCGGAGAGCGCGACCGTGACGCGCTGGTAGAGGACGAACGCGGCGGCCAGGGTCGACGTCCCGGCGAAGCTCGGGGCGAGGAGCCGGGCCGCCTTCAACGTCACGGCCAACGCGGAGGTCCCGGCGAGCGCGACCGTCGCCCGCTGGTAGGGGGTGATCGTGGCGGCGAGCGTCGACGTCCCCGCGAGCGCGACCGAGAAGCGGTGTAGCTCGACGACGGTCGCGGCCAGAGATGAGGATCCGGTGAGAGCGACCGTCGCCCGCTGGTACGGCGTGATCGTGGCGGCGAGCGCGGAGGTCCCGGCGAAGGTCGGGGCGAGCCGCTGGTACGGCGTCAGGGTCGCGGAGAGGGTCGACGAGCCGGAGAGCGCGGCGGTGATCTGCCTCGTCGCCAGCAGCGTCGCGGCGAGCGTCGACGTGCCCGCGAGTCCGGCCGCGAGCCGCTGGTACGGCGTCACGGTCGCGGCGAGCGTCGACGTCCCCGCGAACGCCGCGGCGAGCCGCTGGTACGGCGTCAGCGTCGCCGCGAGCGTTGACGTGCCCGCGAGTCCGGCCGTGATCGGCCGGTAGGAGACGGAGGTCGCGACGGTCGCGGAGAGGGACGACGTCCCCGCCAGCGACGCGGCGAAGCGCTGGTAGGGGGTGATCGTCGCCGTCAGCGTCGACGTCCCGGCGAGCGTCGGGGTGAGCCGCTGGTAGCGGGTGATCGTGGCGGCCAGCGACGACGTCCCGGCCAGGGTCGGGCTGAGGAGTCGGGCGGCGATCGGGGACACGGCGAGCGTCGACGATCCGGCGAATGCGGCCGAGAGGCGGTTGAGCGCGGCGAGGGTCGCGGCGAGGGCCGACGTCCCGGCGAGCGCGGCCGAGAAGCGGTGGAGGGCGACGACGGTCTCGGCCAGGGTCGACGTCCCCGCGAAGCTCGGCGTGATCCGCTGGTAGGGCGTGACGGTCGCCGTCAGGGTCGACGTCCCCCCGAACGTCGGCGCGATCCGCTGGTACGGGACGAGGGTCGCGGAGAGCGCGCTCGTCCCGGCGAAGGAGGGCGCGAGGAGCCGGGCCGCGATCAGGGCCGCCGCGAGCGTCGAGGTCCCCGCCAGGGAGACCGAGAAGCGGTGGAGCGCGACGATCGTCTCCGCCAGCGTCGAGGTGCCCGCGAACGCCGGGGCGAGACGCTGGTACGGCGTGACGGTCTCGGCCAGGGTCGAGGTGCCCGCGAACGTCGGCGTGAGACGCTGGTAGGGGACGAGGGTCGCGGAGAGCGACGAGGTGCCCGCGAACGCCGGGGCGAGGACGTCGATCGTCCCGGCCGGGACGTATGGGCCGGGCCAGGACGACGCGAACGCGACGAGGTCGTCGAGGTAGAGCGACGTCGTCGCCGACGGCCAGCTCGCGAGCGTCGAGGCGCGCCGCCCGAAGGCGACGATCTGCGAGGTCCCGTTCGGGGAGCCGGTCAGCGAGACCGCCCCGGACGTCTCCAACAGGATCGTCGAGTCGCCCTTGTAGATCGCGACCTCGACCGTGTAGGTCGAGCCGGAGACGTAGACGACGTGCCACTCGACCCGGTACCACGTCGACGCGGAGAGGACGCTCGTCGACGTCCACTGGTTCGTGCCGCCCGTGTCGGAGATCAGGACGTGACCCGTGTTGTTGACGGAGACGGTCGCGTCGATCGTCGTCGCGGCGTCGCGGAACGAGATCACGTTCGTCGTGACCGAGAGCGACCCGTCGAACATGAGGTAGACGCGGCCGTACTGGTTGGTGACGGTCGACCCGCGGTTCCACTGGAAGTAGTTGGCCTCCGCCGTCGCCGTGTGGTTCGCTAGCTGGTAGGAGAACGAGCCGTGCGCGGAGAGCGCGGACGTGTAGTTGAGGATCGAGTTCGGGCCTTTCGACACGGTCGTGAACGCCGTCCCCGATCCCGTGTCGGTCGAGGTGGGCGTGACGCCGTTCGTGCCGCCTTCGGCGTTGTTCGTGAAGCCGCCGACTCCGGCGGCGGGGAGGAGCGCGACCCCGAACGCCGACGATCCGGCGAGCGACGGGACGAGCGGGTGGAGCGCGACGGGGGTCGCCGTCAGCGATGACGTCCCGGCGAGCGTCGCCGCGATCCGCTGGTACGGGGTGATCGCGGGGACGAGCGACGAGGTCCCGGCGAGGACGACGGTGAGCGGGCGCGGGCCGGACGGCGGCGGCAGCGCGGCCCGCTGGGCGACGACGCGGCCGCTGCTACGTCCGAGCCGCGCCATCTAGGCGGTCCCGTCGGCGGGGGTCCAGAGGCGCGGCACGACGATCCCCGACTCGCGCCGCCGCCAGCAGCGCGTCGCGGCCCGCTGGACGGCCTGCCCGATCATTGCCGGGAGGGGCTGCGGCGCAGGCCCGGCGTAGAGGGTGAGCGCAGCCGGGGGCGTGACGAACGAGGCGCACGACGTCGCCGACGCCTCGGTCGTCCCGTCGTAGTAGAAGGTCGACGTGTAGGCGGTCGACATGCCCTGCGTGAAGCTGTCGTAGACCTCGATCACGAGGATGTCGCCGTCCTGAGTGCTAAACGTCGAGTTGGCGAACCCGGTCACGCTGTCGGTCGCCTCGCTCGTCGAGGCCATCGCCGTCCCGGAGAACGAGACCATCGGGAAGATGACGAACGCGCCCGTCGACGGCCGCCAGCTTGAGATGGTGGCGAGGATCTGACCGTTGTGGTTCGTGTTCGACTCGGCACGGGCGTAGCTGAACGTCCAGCTGCCGTCGGCGACGGCGAACGTGTGGGCGGCCAGCGGAGCCGAGACGAAGCGGCGGTGGCCCCACTTCTGCGCGGTCGTGTTCGCGGTCGAGGTGATGAGCGACGAGGTCTGGGCCGTCCCGATGGTCGCGTCGGCGGCTCGGGCGGTGCGCGCCCCGGTCGCGTCTCCGGTCGTGTCGTTGCTTTGGACGAAGGCGTTGCCGGAGCCGGGCATCGTGCCGGTGTTCGGGGTCGCGGCGTCGTGGAGGTAGAACTTGGAGATCGTCGCCACGGGCTAGACCTCGACGATCCGGAGCGGGCAGCAGCCGCGGAAGCCGGGCGCGACGGGGACGTCGAGGGCGGAGTCGACCCGGTCGCGGCCGAGGCGGCGGGTCAGGCGGCGGAGGTGGGCGAGGTCGACGATCTCGACGCCGCCGACGACGGCTCCGACGAGACAGTCGCCGCGGCGGTCGCAGACACCGTGGACCTCCCAGCGCCGCACGACGCGCCGCGTCTCCGGGTCAACCTGGCGGTAGCGGACGTAGCCGGGCCGCCGCTCCTCGATCCGGACATACGGGTCGGCGGTCCGCTCCATCCACCCCTCTACTCCTCAAACTCGATGTAGGAATGGCAGTTCACGGTCGCCGGGGCGGTCGCCCGGATCCCCCACGTCTTCGCGTCGGTCGCGGAGGTGACGATCCCGGTCGGCTCGCGGCCGAGCGGGTTCTGGACGACGAGGAGGCCACCGTTCGGGGAGACGAGCCATTTCTTGTTGACTAGCTCGGTTGTCGGCTCGGCCGAGTAGGTGTCGGCGGCGGTCGTCTGCGACGTCTGGGCGGGCCAGCCGCGGACTTGTTTCCCGGCGGCGAGCGCGGCGCGCGGCGTCCCGGCACCGCCCGCCGTCCCCGAGATGAGTTCGACCAGGACGGGGACGTTCGCCGCGGTGACGCCGTCGAACGAGATCGAGACCTCCGTGATGGACGGCTGGTTGGCGGCCGCGGCCACGATCAGGATGACCGTCTTCGCGGTCGCGGCGGAGAGCGCGGCCGGGGTCGCGGTCGCGGTGCCGCCCGTACACCAGGTGTAGGCGTTGCCGGGGATCGCGGCCTGGAAGTCGCCGAGGCCGCGCCGGATCTGCTCCGCCTGCGCGAGGAGATGCTCCTCGATCGCGCGGTGCTCCTCCTCGTACATCGCGGGGACGAGCTTCTTCGCGGCCTTGACGAGCGCCGCCTTCGTGTGGATCTTCGTCCGCTGCTCGGGGTCGAGGTGCGGGGAGGCGGCGATCTCGGCCTGCTCGGGAATGACCGCGCCGCCCTCGCTGTAGACCCATCCGCGGCGAGGCCCGACCCGGTACTCGGCAGCGAAGACTCCGAGGTACAGGTCGGGGTCGGCTCCGTGCAGAAGCTCCCAGGCCGCCTGGCATTCCGCCTCGGCGGCCGTCTCGTAGGGGACGAAGACGCCGCGGTCGAAGCAGCCGGTCGGAGCGAGATGGAGGAACGCGGTCACGCGCCGCTCCGGTCTACGCCTCGGACGCCGTCAGCCCGTTGACGTTGATCTGTGGGGTGTCGCCGACGTTGATCGTCGTCGACGTGATCGAACCCCAGTAGACGACGTTGCCCGCGCCGGAGGCGGAGTCGACGATCGCGACGTAGGTGATCGACGGCGTCCCGACGGTGTCCGCCCCGAACGTGATCGCGGTCGCGTTCTGGATCGCGGAGCCGCCCGCCGAGGCGGGGAAGTTCGTGGTGTTCGGGGTGACGGAGACTCGGGCGTAGCCGGTGTAGGTCGTCTCCCCGGCGGTCGCGGCGGTCGACGAGGCCGAGAGCGCGGCCGTCCAGAGCGCGAAGTAGAGCGGCGACGGCAGCGTGAGGGCGGCGTTGTTGAAGATCCCGTTCAGGAAGCGGGTGATGAAGACGTTCGATTTGCCGGACGCCCAGACGACCCATTCGCGCCAGTCGCGCATCCTCGGGCGCAGGATCAGGATCCCGTCCTTGACGCGCGAGTGGGCGGTCTTCGCGCGCCCGTCGCGGCCGCGGTACTGCCAGCCGATCGTCCCGGCGTCGATCGCGGCGTCCACGCTACTCGCCTCCGAGCGTCGAGAGCCAGCGACGCGCCCCGGCGATCTGGCCGGGTGTCGTCAGGATGTGGTCGCGCTCGTGCGCGTCGATCCCTTGCTCCTCGATCCGGGCCTCTAGCTCGTCGAGGTGGCGGTGCGTCGCCTCGACCGACTCGGCGTTGTGAGGCTCTCCGATGTTGCCGCCGGGCGCGATGATGACGTAGCGCTGGTGGTGCTTGTCGTGGTGCGAGACGTCGTCGGCGGTCGCGTCGCGGTAGCCGTCCTCCTCGCAGACGAGCTTGTGGTCGGGGTCGGGCCACTCGTTCCCGTTCTCGTCCTCGACGACGGCGTAATGCCAGCCGCCCTCGATGGAGCGGCCGTCGAGGAGTTCCTGGTCGTGCCCGACATAGCAGACCACGCCCTTGTACGCCTTCGCCGCCACGGTCAAAGTATCGGCACCCGGACGGGCCTCCGCTAGTACGTCTTCTCGCGGACTCCGGCGACGTACTCGACGCAGTGCGCCCAGGCGTCGACGTTCGTGCCGCCGACGACGATCTCCGGGCCTCCGCTCGACGGCTTCCCCGCCGTCACCCATCGCCGGGCGAGCGCGCCGCCGACGTTGTAGGAGGCGATCGCGCCGTCCCAGTCGGAGCCGACATAGATGTAGGAGCCGCGGAGGTAGGAGCCGGTGAAGCCGGACGCGAAGCTCGGCGTCCACATCTCGGCGAGCGTGATCTGCGGGTGCGACGGCGGGTTGATCTGGCCGCGGCCCTCGTCGCCGGTCGAGGAGCGGGCGACGGGGTCGTTGTCGGACTCGGCGTGGGACTGGCGGCCGACGAGCCGGTCGGGGATCCCGTACCGCTCCTCGGTCGCCCGGTCGTAGACCCGGAACAGGTGGCGGGCGGTGACGCGGTTGATGACGCCGTCGACCTGTAGCCGCTCGCGGGTCTGGAACGCGCGGGTCGCGGCGTCGGCGTGTGGCCCCCAGGCGGGCACGTCGACCTCGACCTTGTCGCCGACGCCGTTGTCGACGAGCGCCCGCTTCATCGCGCGGACGCCCGCGGCGATCCGGCCGGGCGTGACGAGCATCCCTTCCGAGTAGCTCCACGCCCAGAGGATCGTCCCGGTCGAGCCGAGCCGGGTCGCGCGGGTCGCGCCGGTCGCGACGACGCCGGGCGTGTAGGTGAGGCGGGGGACCGGCTCGATCTCGGTCATGGCGTCAGGATCGTGACGTCGCCCTGGTTGTCGAGGAGCGTCTGCCAGGTCGCGACCGTCCAGTAGAAGTGGCCGGAGTCGCCCCAGGACGTCCCCCAGGAGTTGTCGAGGAGGATCAGGGCGTCACCGGGGGACGCGCCCGGCTCGTAGCCGCGCGCGACGACCTCGTGTCCGCCGCGGATCTGTCCGGCGATCTTGACGACGCCGTTCGCGTCGGGGTCGTCGAATCCCTCGTACCAGTCGATCCCGGTGATGACCGGCCCGGCCTGTAGCGCGGAGAGCGCGGCCGCCATCGAGAACGCATGCTGGTAGGAGCCGATCATCCCCTCCTGCTTCATCGCCTTGCAGACGGCGAGGCCGGAGGAGCCGGTGTCGGTCGGCGGGTAGTAGCCGTCGGAGAGGCCGTCGAGGCGCGTCGCGAGCGAGTAGAGGTCGACCGCGCCGGACTCGGGGATCAGGTGCGTCGAGCCGGAGTGGTACACCGGCTCGGTGTTCTTCGCCCCGGCGGCGGCGTTGCCGGTGCAGGAGCCGAGGTTGCCCTGGTTGAGGATCCCGCCGTGGCGGGCGTGAGTGACGGCGACGAGCGCCGCGGCGGCCGCCTCGTAGGCGTACTCGCGGGAGAGGGGGTCATGCTCGACGTGGCGGCCGAGCCGCCGCTCCGGGTCGACGGTCTCGTCGATGATGCGGCGCAGGACGGCGTCGCCGCTCACGCGGCCTTCCCCTTGTTCGTGACCTGGAAGACGGCGGCTCCGGCGACGATCGCGGCGGAGAGCGCGACGAGGCCTTCGGCCTGCGAGATGTGGTGGTCGTTGAGCGCGACGACGAGCGACGCGATCCCGGCCGACCCGGCCGCGACGACCGCCTTGATGTATTGGTGCCATGGCCCGTTCTGGCAGAACCAGACGACCCCGGTCGAGCCGAGGATCGACCCGATCGCGACGAGCCACGTCGTCGTCGAGAGGTTCCCGATCGACGAGTTGTTGCCGGTGCCGAGCGCGACGGTGAGCGCGCCGATCGTCGCGACGACGAGGTTGACGACGGCCTTGTTGGCGGTCATGTTCGTCCCCTCTCCCTAGGAGTAGCCGAGGTGGATGTGGTTGCGGTGCTCCGACATTGTGACCGGCCCGTAGAACGCGGCGGACGGGATCGTCTCCGCGGAGATCGCCGGGTCGTGGATCCCGCCGTAGCCGTCGCAGATCAGTTGCCACGGCGCGAGCGACGCGGGCCGCTTCGTGTGTAGCGCTTCCGCGGCGGCGAGCGTCGTCGAGCGTCCCTTCGAGGAGTCGACCGAGACGCCGGAGACGGTCGAGAGGTCGATCGCGTGTCCGCCTGCATGGCCGAGCGGCGAGTCGAAGTGGTGGTCGGAGCAGATCGCGAACGCGCCGACCGGGGCGTAGCCGGACTCGATCAGCCAGACGACGGCGTCGAAGATGCGGCGGTCGAGATGGATCCAGCGGCCCTCGGGACTCCATACGGGCTTCCCGGCGGCGGTCGCCTCGATCTGGGCGAGGGTCCGCCCGGAGTCGTCGCGGTATTTGCCGTCGGCGTGGTAGGCGAGGATCCGTCTCGCGAGTTCGGCGGTCGTCCCGGCCGGGGCGGGCGGGATCGGCGGGTGCCGGATCGGTGCGCTCCGGTACAGGAGCGACGCGAACGCGGAGAAGGCGGGATGCCCGGACGGCGTCCTGGTCGCGGCGAGCTTCTCGTGTGTCGCCTTGCCGTAGATCCCGTCGCCGTGGAGGCCGTGGTCGCGCTGGAAGATGCGGGTGGCGCGGACGAACGCGGGTCCGGCGCGTCCCGAGAGCGACATGGCCCCGGACCCGTCGGAGCCGATCCGGCGGTAGGCGAGCTTGACGGCGCGGACGTCGCGGCCGTGCTGGCCGGGACGGATGATCTGACGGAACGCGAGCATTTACTTCCTGATCTCGATGATGACGGCGGCGGTGACGGCGACGACGATGTAGCCGACCGCGATCTCGACGCGCCAGCGCCAGACCCATTGCGCGACGCGCTCGACGACGCCTCGCGGCTCCCCCATCCTCGCGCGGTAGCGGATCTCGCTCAGTCCTTCTCGCCTCCTCCGGCCCGGTAGACCGTCTTGAAGAAGATCATGCCGGTCGCGGCGGGGATCAGCGCCGGGTTCGCGCCCCGGTCGATCGCCGCGCCGTAGATCATCAGGCCGAGGCCGACGTAGCGAAGGACGGTCGGGAACCAGGTGTCGAGGACGGCGCGGCCGAGCTGGCGCGGCATATGTCGCTTGTCCGGCATCCACCGTCTAGTGGTCCCCGTGCGAGACTCCGTCCTCGGCCGCCGACGCCCCGTGCAGTTCTAGGTAGGCCTGGACGGTGTCGGCGCAGAGGACATCGACGGAGGAGCCGTCGGGGAGGTCGATCCGGAAGGTCGGGCCGCCGATCACGGGATGCTCGGCGACGTGCGTGACGGTGAGGCGTCCGGCGGGGAGGTCGTGGTCGCCGAGGTGGCGGTGTTTCGGGTTGGAGTGTTCGCCCCATTCCTGTTCGTGGTAGCCCGCGTCGAGATGGATCTGGTGCCAGTCGCGTTCGACCTCGACGAGCTTCGTCCCGTGCCGGTGCGTCGAGGTCTGCTTCTTCTTCGCCACCGCTGTCTCCTATCCGTAGACCCGGATCCTCATGACCCCGGCGAACCCGGCCGCTCCCGCGGCGGAGGTCGCGCCGATCGCGACGGCTCCGGCCGCTCCGCCGCCGTACTGGAAGCCGGTGGATCCGGCCGCGGAGCCGGACGTGTCCGCCCCGGCCTGGCCGCCGCCGCCGCCGCGGGCCGCCGCCCCGCCGCGCGAGTAGGCGGCCGAGCCGCCGACGCGGACGCCTTCGCCGGGGTCGCCGCGGATGGAGAGGTCTCCGACCCCGGCTCCTCCGGCGTTGAGGAGCGACGAGGCATGCCAGAAGTTGTTCGCGCCGATGTTGGTCGAGCCTTGGCCGCCGGGAGCGGTCAGGACGGTCGTGCCGACGGAGTCGTTGAAGCTCGTCTGTCCGCCGCTGCCGGACGTGCCGCCGCCCGCCGCCCCGGCGGCTCCGCCCGCGCCGATCGCGACGGTGTGCGTCCCGATGTTCGCGGAGACGAGCTTGGTCGTCCAGGTTCCGCCGCCGCCGCCGCCGCCGACGTCGGTCAGGCCCGCCGATCCTCCCGCGCCCGCGCCTCCGCCGCCGCCGCCGATCCCTTCGACCTCTAGGAAGTTCGTCCCGGCCGGGGCGGAGTAGGAGACGGTGCCGTTGAGGAGTGTCGCCTGGCCGGAGAGGTCGCCGAGCGCGCCGAGGTAGTTGATGTTGTCGCGGATGTAGGTGTTCCAGTCGGCGGCGGGGAAGACGTCGCCGGTCGCGTGTGTGATGACGGTCGTGAACGCCATCTATTCGATCCCGGCCTCGCGCAGCTTGACGAGCGCGTCCGGGCCGAGGACCCGTTCGACGTCGACGAGGCGGACTCCGCCCGTCCGGTCGCGTCGGTCGCGGTCTAGCTCGTCGAGAGCGGCGTTCTCGGCGGCGACGTCGTCGAGGGTCTCGCCGAGGTGGCGGTGCCAGGAGCGCGTCCGCGGGTCGGAGCGGGCGGCGAGGAGAGTCTCGGCCCGCTCGATCTCGTCGAGGCCGGGATGGTCGACCCGGAAGATCGTCCCGCAGTCGAGGCAGGCTCCACGCGCGTTGACGTGCCAGGCGGGGATGCCGCCGTTGCAGACGGGGCAGTCGGCGATCCAGCGGCCACCGGAGACGTAGGCGGTGACGACCTTGTCGGAGCGGCGGAGGTCGGTCGTCCGGTCGCCGCGCCGCATCCGGTAGGCGAGGAAGTGTCCCGGCTCGTCGACCCAGGCCTCCCAGGCCCGCTCGATCTCGGCGACGGTCTGGTGGCGGGTCGCGCCGACCATCGTCCGCTGGTCTCGGAGGACGCTCATCTCGGGGGAAGTATCGGCATTAGTAGACGAGGACGTCGGTGCCGCCGAACTGCGAGACGCCGAACGTGAACGGGTTGGTCGGGGAGACGGAGGCGACACCCCATGTTGTCTGGTGCCGCGGCGAGACCGGGTCGGTCGTTATGTCGTGCGTGATCCGCTCGACGGTGTAGTCGGCGGAGTAGTCCGGCCAGATGACCGGGTCGACGTTGAGGGTGATCCGGTCGCCGAGGTCGCGGAGGATCGCCTGGTCGAGCGCGGACGGGCTGGCGGGGTTGAGGGGGACGCTCCACCCGACCCCGGACGGGTTCTTGGTCAGCGAGAGCAGGTACTGCGCGAGGGAGAGCGCGTCGTTGTCGCGGACGAAGTTCGGGGTCGTGATCGAGCCGTCGATGTAGTGGTAGCGGCGGTAGGAGACGTCGATGACGGGGTCGACGGCGACGACGGCCGGGTTCCCGGCGGAGACGACCTCGGCGTCGGACATGTCGGTGCGGGTGACCGTCCAGCGGTTCACGATCCGCGAGTCGTCGAGGGTCGCCGGGGCGGACGTCATCGTCCGGTCGACCGTCCCGACGGACGCGGCGGTCAGGACCTCGTAGCGGGAGCGGTAGCGGACGGTGCCGTTGCCGGTGATGTAGAAGTAGCCGCGCTCCGTCGTGAGCGCCTCCTCGACGAGGGCGAGGACGTTGCGTGACCCGTCGGCTCGCGTGTACGGGTCGGGGAGGACGTCCCCGGCGGCGATGTCTTGCAGGGTCGCGTCGGTCCAGCCGATCGCGTTCAGGAGCAGCGTGATCAGGGTCCCGGTCGTCTGGCCGGAGAGCGGGCCGAGGTTCGGCTGCTCGCGGGAGAGCCGCGTGAACAGGTCGGTCGCGGTGAGTTGCGCCGTCCCGTAGCGGCCGCCGGGGTCGGAGGTCAGGGTCGAGACGAACCCGTAGTAGATCGGGACGAGCGCCCCGTAGGAGGTGTAGGCGGAGATCCGGATCGGGACGCCGGTGTAGATCGAGCCGTGCAGCGGCGAGGTCGGGTTGTTGACGTTGAGGAGGCCGTCCGGGTCGGAGAGGTCGACGGTCGCGGTCCCCGACTGCATCGAGGAGAGAAGGTCGTCGCGGCCACGGCTGATCTGGACGTGGCGGACGCGGTCGGTCAGGTCTCCGTAGGGGACGTTGAACGAGGACGAGAACGCGGCGGCGGTGAAGACGTCCGGGCCGCCGAAGTGCGACGAGCCGAACGTGAACAGGCCGCCGGTCGCCCAACTCATCCCCCAGGCGACCTCGACGAGGTAGCGGGTGATCGGGCCGAGGTTCGCGACCCCGACCGCCGACGGGACCGGTGGCGGTGGCGGCGGCGGCGGCGTATGGAAGGGGGAGAAGGTCGTCGAGATCGCGCTCGTCCCGGCGAAGCCGGGCGTGAGGTAGTCGGTGACGGTGCCCGCCGACCCCGGCCAGGTCGTCGCGAAAGCGGTCAGGTCGTCGAGGAACAGGTTGGCGGTCGCGGACGGCCAGGTGGCGAGGGTCCCGGCTCGCCGCCCGAACGCGACGACCTGCGCGGTCGTCGTCGACGCGGACGCCGTGACCGCGATCGCGCCGGAGTCCTCGACCGGGACGGTCTGGTCCTGCTGGAAAATCTTGACCTGGATCGTCCAGGCCGTCCCCGAGCCGGTGACGTGGTACTCGATCCGGTACCAGGGCGAGACGGTCGGGAGGACCGTCGTCGACGTCCAGCGGGTCGTGGTCGTGTCCTGGATCAGGACGTGGAGGGAGTTGTTGACGGAGATTGTCCCCACGATCGTCGTGGCCGTGTTGCGGAACGAGCAGACGTTCGTGGTGACGGACGGCGTCCCGTCGAACAGGATGTAGAAGCGGCCGTAGTAGTCGGCGATCGTCGCGCCGTTGTCCCACTGCATGTAGTCGGCCTCGGCGGTCGCGGAGTGGTTCGCGAGCAGGTACGAGAACGCGCCGTGCGCTTTGCGCGCCGTCGAGTAGGTGAGGATCGAGTTCGGCCCGGCGGAGACGGCCGTGAAGGCGTTGCCGGATCCGGTGTCGGTCGGGGTCGGGGTGACGTTGTTCGTTCCTCCCTCGGCCGTGTTGACGAGGCCGCCTCCGGATCCGCCGCCGCCGCCGCCTCCTCCTCCGGCGATGTCGATCAGGCCGGGGACGAGCGTCGCCTGCCCCGCGAACCCGATCCCCGAGAACGGCGAGGTCGCCGGGCCGGGCCAGGCGGTCGCGAAGGCGTTGAGGTCGTCGAGGTACAGGTTCGCGGTCGCGGACGGCCAGTTCGCCGTCGAGGAGGAGCGGCCGAAGCGGACCGACTGGAACGTTGTCGGGGTCGCGGTGACGCCGATCCCGCCGGAGTCCTCGATCACGGTCGTCGAGTCCTGCGAGTAGAGCCGCGCCTGGATCGTCCATGCCCCGGCGGCGTAGGTGGCGCGCACCTCGATCCGGTTCCAGGTCCCGACGAGCAGCGAGTTCGTCGAGGTCCACTGGTTCGTCGCGGTGTTGTCCTGGATCGCGAGGAGGCCGGACGCGGTCGCGATGATCGAGGCGATCACGGTCGCTCCCTGCCGGATCTGGATCAGCTGGCACGACGACGCGATCGCGGCGTCGAAGTAGGCGTAGGCGCGGAAGTACCCGTCAGTCATCGTCGTCGCGTTGTCCCATCCGAAGTAGTCGGACTCCGCCGTCGCCGTGTGGTTCGACAGGAGGTAGGAGAGCGAGCCGTGCGCCTTCCTCGTCGAGGAGTATTGGAGCGTCGAGTTGGCTCCCTTGGAGACGGCCGTCCAGGGGTCGCCGGAGCCGCTGTCGGTCGTCGCGGGGACCGTCCCGCTCGACCCGCCCTCGGCGTTGTTCGCCATCCCGGTCGCCGCGCCGCCTCCGCCGCCGCCGCCTCCGCCGCCGCCTCCTCCCCCGGCGGTCGCGGCCCAGGAGAGCCAGGCGGCGAGCGCGGCCGGTCGGCCGGTCGTGTCGGACGTCGACGGCGTGATCTGGAAGTCGTGCGTCCCCGAGTCGGAGTTGATCCCGTTCCAGTAGAGGACCATCGCGAGTTGCGGGTGCGCGAGCGCCCATGTCTTGGAGTCGTTGATGATCTTCGCGGTGTCGGCGTCGTTGTGGCCGTTCCCGGCCGTCGACGTCGAGCCGAGGATCCCGTACTCGGAGACGACGACCGGGAGGCCGTTCGGCGTGACGACGTTCCAGAAGTTCTGAAACTGAGGCGAGTTGCCGATGTTGGTGGTGACGGCGTCGTTGCTGCCGCCGCCGTCGCCGTTGTACCAGTCGATCCCGTAGAAGTCGGCGTAGGCCGGGTCGACGACCCAGCGGCTCGCGTTCGCGGCGGAGACGCCGGGGTCGGCCGTCCCGCCTCCGGCCCACTGGTACGCCATGTGGACGGGTCCGAACGTTATGTCGGGCCGGACGGCCTTCACCCAGGAGTAGACCTGCTGGAAGGGGAGGACGAAGTTGTTGTGGGGGTTCGCGACGAACTCCTTGGAGGGGGCTTCGGGTTCGTGTTCCCAGGTGCCGTAGGAGTTGGTCGGCCAGGTGCGGACGAAGTTCTGGATCGCGGTCTGGGCGGAGCCGTCGAGGATGTTCGCGTAGGGCGACTTGAACGAGATGAAGCTCTGCGGGTCGCCGCCGACGTCGCCGTTCGCGTAGCTCGACGGGAGGCCGGAGTTGAACTCGCGCCGCCAGACGGTGTTGGCGCTCATGTAGGCGGTCCGGATCGCCTTCCAGTTCCCCGAGTTGTCGGCCTCCGCCGCGGACGGGACGGCGCAGTTGTTGTAGAAGCCGAAGACGGTCGCCATCTCTAGTAGTTCCTGAACCCGACGGCGCGCTGCTGCGCGGGGGTGACGATCCGGGCGAGCGCGCGGCCGACCTCGCTCGCGGTCGTGCCGAGGACGTAGATCGGGGAGGAGCGGATCGCCGAGCCGTAGCGGGGAGCGCCGCCGCCGAGCGCGGCGGTGAGGAGCATCCGCATCTCGTCGCGGGAGAGGACGCCTTCGCCGGTCGAGACGCGGGCGAGGACGGTGTCCTCTGGGCCGATCATCGGGCCGGGCACGATCCCGCCGGTCGCGAAGTGGGCTTTCGCGTTGTGGACGAGGAAGCCGTTGGCGACGTAGTTGTGGTCGGGGTGGTTGACGTGGAGGTTGAAGACGTCGGCGCGCGGGCCGATCTGGGCGGCGTCGACGGCGACCGGCCCGTCGTCTCCGGGCCGCCAGAGCGCGGCGGCGTCGATCACGGAGATCCAGCCGCCTCCGTCGTGGACGAGATGGTCGGGCGTCCCGACGAGTGAGGCGTCCCCGGCGGAGAGCCGCAGGACGGAGCGGGCGTCGGCGTCGACGTGCCGGTCGACGGCGGTGACGGCCGCCTCGACGAGCCTCGCGGTCGCGAAGTCCCAGGTGAGGACGAGGTCGCCGACGTCGATCTCCTCGATCGCGGTCGTCCCGTCGGGCGTCGAGACGGCCGTCCCGGCGACGAAGCAGGCGGACGCGCCTCCGCCGCCGCCGCCTCCGCCGCCGCCTCCGGCTCCGCGGCCGCCTTTCGGGGGGAGCTTGACCGGCTTGCCGGTGATCTGGCCGATCAGGACGGCGAGGTCGCGGAGCGCGCCGTCGAGCGCGTCGGCGGAGCCGTGGAGGTTGTCGAGGTCGTTCGCGAAGATGAACGACCCGTCGGAGAGGTCGCCGAGCTTCAACCCGTACTTGTCGAGGAGCGGTTGCAGGTCGCCGTAGGTCGACGTCCCGGCCTGTAGCGCGTCGCCGAACTTGCCGAGGTCGACGGTGAGGTGCTCCTCCGCCTTTTGCCGGTCGGCCTGGATCTGCTGGACGGCGGCGGCGTAGTCGGCGTCGGCCTTCGCCCGGCTCGCGGCCGCGGCCGACTCTAGGTTGTACATGTCGATCGCGTGTTGGGCGGCGGCGATCTGTTGCGGGTCGCCGGTCGCCTGCGCCTGCGAGAGCGCGTCCTGTAGCGACTTGACCTGGTCGGCGCTCTGGGCGGCGGCGAGGGCGGCCTCCTCGGGGGTCTGTGCGCCCTGGTAGAAGGTCTTCCCGGCGGCGTCGACGAGCGCCTGCGTCTGCGCCTCAAAGGCGGAGATGATCCCGCCGGAGACGGCGGAGAACGCCGAGGAGACGGTCGACTGTAGCGTCGACACCTTCGATTTGAGCGCGGTCTCCTCGGCCTTCATCGCGGCGCGGGCCGCGTCGGCGATCTTCTTGTGGGCGGCCCGGATCGAGCCGCCGACGTCGCGGATCGCGTTCTCGACGGCGGTCAGGTCCTTGTGGATCGCGTCGCGTTGCGCGCTCGTCAGCTTCGGGTCGTCGAGCTTGTGGCGGAGGTCGGTCGCCTCTTTCTCTAGGTCGCGGCGCTCGGTGTCGTAGAAGCGGATCGCGGCGGTGAAGTGACCGGCGGAGATCGCGTTGCGAGCCTGGTCGGCGGCTTTCTTGACGGCGTCTTGGAGTCCCTGCGGGACGCCGAGCGCGGTCAGCGCCGTCGGCCCGGCCTTCTGCGCGGTCGTGACCGGGGTGCCCTGCTTGATGAGGTCGGAGATCGAGGGGAGCTTCGGGGACGGGATCCCGCCGCCCCCGTCCTTTTTGCCGCCCCACCAGCGGGCCGACTCGCCGTTCCAGCCGAAGTCGCGGAGCGCGACGATCTTGACGTGGTCGCCCGTGTGGGGGTCCTCTAGGACTTGGCCGCCGCCGATGTAGAGGCCGACGTGGCCGGGGTGGATCCCTTCGGAGAAGACGAGGTCCCCGGCGAGTAGCTCGGACATGTTCTTCATCGGGGCGCGCGAGTATTGCTCCTCGCTTCTCCGCGGCAGCGAGATCCCGTGCTTCGCGAAGACGGCGACCATCAGGCCGGAGCAGTCCGTCGGCGACGAGATCGAGGGGGCACCGCCGTACTGGTAGGGGACGCCGAGCGCGGAGCGGGCGGTCGCGACGATCGACTGTTGCAGCCTTCCTCCCGGCCCGGCCGCGGCTCCGCCGATCTGAGCGGTGCCCGGCCCGCCGACGCCGCGGGTCGGGGAGTCCGACCCGGCTCCGCCGATCCGGTACGGGGTGTTGTTGAGGTGGCTCATCACGCCACGGTTGAACGCGGCTCCGGCCGCGTTGCCTCCGGCCCCGAACGCGGCGACGACGTTGGAGAAGTTCGGCTTCCACTTCGCGATGTAGTCGTTTATGTCGTTGAGGGCGGCCTTCGCCTTGCCGCCGATGAAGGGGACGTGGGAGGCGACCTCTAGGATCCCGCGGATCGCGGCGGTCGCGTATTGCAGGATCGCGTAGACCGCGCCGCGCGCCAGGTCCTTCAGGAACGTCCAGGCCGCCTCCCCGGTGTCTTTGAGGTAGCCCCAGAAGTCACCGAACCAGCTTTTGACCTCTCCCCAGTGTTTGACGATCCAGCCGACCGCGATCGCCGCGCCGACGATGATCGCCGTCCACGGCATCGACATTTCCAGTGAGATCATCCCGTACTTGACGGCGGTGAACGCGGCGACGAGGCCGACCGCGAGGATCGGGATCAGGACGGTCTTGACGTGGTGCGAGACGAACTCAAAGGTCGAGCGGAGAATGTCGAAGTCGCCGACGACGCCGGAGACGATCTGGCCGAGCGCGTGGAAGGTGTCGTGGAGGATGTCCGCGACGGTCTTCGACTTCGTCATCGCCTCGATCGTCTTCGCCATCCATTCGAACATCCGTGAGAGCGCCGGGGTGACGGCCTTCCCGATCGCGACCGACATGTCGGTGAAGGCGTTGCCGAGCGCCTCCTCGTGACCGGCGAGCGTCTTGGCGTGGGCCTCGGCCGCACCGGAGTAGCGCTGGTCGAGCAGCCGCAGCGCTTCCAGCGACTGGCTCTGCTTGTCGATCGCTTTCGCCTGTTTCAGCATCTCCGGCGTGACCTTCACGTGCGCCTCGCGGAGCTTGTCCTGCGCGGTCGTGACGGTCTGCGCGTCGATCCCGACGCGGCGGAGCGCGCCGACGTTGCCCTGGTAGGCGCGGGTGACGAGCCGGACGGCTCCCTCTAGATCCATGTGGCGGCCGCGGGCGACGTTCGTCGCGGTCGTGAGGAGCGTCTGAGCCTTCGTCGTGTCGCCGGTCGCGCGGACTAGCTCCGACAGGGCCGTGCGGAGGTCGATCTTGTCGAAGCTCGACGCCTTCTCGGCGGACGCGAGGTAGTCCTCGATCGCGCCCTTCTGCGCCTCGTAGGACTGGTTGGTGCGGCGGAGCGCGTTCGATAGCTGCGCCTGCGACTCCTGCGCCCGGTTCGCCTCGTCGGCGGCCTTCTTGATCACGATCCCGGCGGCGGCTCCCGCGATGAACGCTCCCCCGGCGAACGCGCCGACGCCGAGCGTCCTCGACGCGAACCCGCGCGCGAGTCCGGACTCCTCGGAGCCGCGCGCCGACGCGGCGGCCGCCTCCGACGAGGAGCGTCTCGCGGCGGCCGCGATCTCGCCGTAGCTCGCGGCCAGCTTCGCGTTCGACTCCATCCAGAGCCGGTTCGCGCCGATCGCCTCGTCCGACCCGGCGGCGGCGGCCTTCGCGATCGTCGCGTACTCCTGGACGAGGCCGCGCAGCGCCTCGCGCTGCTCGATCGCTTTCGTGACGTTGAGGCGGGCGGTCTCCGCGATCGTCTGCGCCGTCGTCGCCGACGACTTCGCGACCTCGGAGTTCTCGACGCGGACGTCGCGTAGCGTCGCGACGAACTCGCGGACGGCCGCGACGGCGGAGACGTTGTCTCCGGCGATCCGGAGGACTACCTCGGGCACTAGGCGGCCTCTCCGGCGCTCTCTCCGCCCGTCTCCCGGCCCGCGGGCCGCCGGGCGACGGATCGGTCGCCGGGCCGGGAGAGGCCCGGAGAATCGCTCCTAGAGGTCGACGGCCTCGACGAGCGGCACGTCGCGGGGGAAGCCAGGCTCGCCGGGCGGGAGATGGTCGAGCGCTTTCGACCCGACCCCGTCGGTCGAGACGACGTAGCGAGAGTCGACACCGTCGAGCGGGGACGCGGTCCGGGCCGGTCCATCGTCGGCGTCTCTTTGGAGGTCTTCTAGCTCGCGCTCCCGCTCCCGCTGCCTTTTGATCGCGTACGCGATGTAGGCGCGGAACGCGGGCCACGAACAGCCGGGCTGGATCCACCACTCCGGCTGCCAGTGGTTGATCTCGCCGAGCGAGAGGAGCGAGAGGAGGATCGCTTCGCCGAGCGTAAAGGGCGTTCGGGTTCGCCGCCCTTCTCCTCGATCCCCGCGGCGCGGGCGAGACGCTGCGCTTCGTCGATAGCGGCGTCAGGCTTCTCGCCGCCTCCTGCCGTCAGAGCCTTCACGAACGCGGTCGCCATCGAGTCGTCCGGCTGCGCGAGGAAGACGAGGAGCCGGGTCGCCTCGACGATCCCGAGGTCGAGCTTCACGTCGACGCCGGGGTTCTCGCGGGTGATGATCCCCGAGAGAAGGTCGGCGAACGCGCGGATCGTGTCGACGACCTCGGCGTCGCCATGCTCGGGGTCGCGGATCGACTCCTCCATCGCCTGAAGGTCGAGCATCGTCTCCAACGAGAGTCCGCCGGGGATCTTCACCTCGACCGTCCCGCCGTCCCCGTCGGGGAGCTTCAGCCAGCGCGGCTTCGGGCGCAGCGCGGCAATGTCGAGGACTAGCTCGCCGCGGTCGTTGGTCTCGATCCCGTTGCTCTCGGCGACCGCCTCACTCATCGCGGTCGAGCGTACCAGGCGGGTGTCGTCGCCGTAGCTCCTCGATCACGATCACGAGGAGTTGCGTCAGGCGGAGCGAGATCGCGATGAAGCAGACGCCGAGGATGACGAGCAGCGAGAGCAGGAAGACGTCGAACCAGTCCTCGGAGAGAAGGTTGGCGACGGTCATGCCTTCAACGGTACGGCCTGCCCGGCCGCGAGCATCAGCGTCGCGAGGTCGTCGGAGGTCGTCGACCCGGACGCATCGGCGTTCTCGACGGTCCGCTCGGCGGGGAGCCGCACCGACCCGTCGAAGCGGCCACCGTACTTGTCCCAGCCGTGGCTCAAGACGGTGACCTTGGTCTCGGGCGGGCAGAGGTCCTGCACGAACGCGAGCGCAGCCTTCCCGGCGGCCGTCGATAGCTCGGGCGCGTTGATCCCGAACGTCCGCAGCGAGAGCCGCGGCTTCTCGTCGAGCGTGTAGGCGCGAAGCTCAAAGCCGAAGCCGAGGTCGAGGTCGATGTGGGCGGTGTCGCCGTCGTGCCAGTCACGGACGACGCCGGGGTACGGGCCGAACTCCTCGGCCACCGCTCCTAGAGGCCGACGCCCGCCGAGGCGACGCCGGTCGCGGAGAGGTTCGACAGGATCGTGAATTTCGCGTCGAACCCGGCGGTCTCGTCCCAGGCGGCCTGCCAGTTGAACGTCGCCCCGTAGCGGCGGACGTTCGCGATCGGGTCGGCGTCTCCCCCGGTGATCTGCGCGGCCGCCAACTGTAGGAACATCGAGTAGGGGGTGTTGGTCGCGCCGATCGTCTTCGGCGACTTCCAGGAGACCGTCGCCGGGAACGACTGACCGGCGAGGAGCGCGTCGATGTCGTCGGGGTCGAGGACGAACTTCGGGATCGTCCCCGTGATCGAGACGCGCGCCGGTCCCTGCTCCATCATGTTCGGGTAGTAGGAGGCGAGGCCGAGCGTCCGTACCGGGGTCAGCGGGTTCGCGATCGCCCAGGTGAAGTCGGAGGTGACGCCGGACCCGGCCAGCCAGGAGAGCAGGATGTCGCCCTGCCGGAAGTGCGGGATCGCCTGCGTGTCGTAGGACGGCGAGATGTTCGGGTCGGAGAGCAGCCGCTTCAGGACGAGGCCGAGCCAGGTCACGGAGAGCGCCCCGGCCGCGTTCATCGAGAGCGCCGAGACGCCGTACCCCTGCCCGAGAAGGTAGACAAGCTCGTCCGAGTAGACCGCCTGGATCTGCGCCGTCTTCGCGGTCAGGCCGGTCCGCTTCGCGAACTGCCAGGCGTTGACGCCGGTCGGGAGGTAGGAGAGATCCGGTAGCTGTAGCGACCCGCCCGCCGCGCCGGTCGTCGTATGCACGAACGAGGGAGCCGGGGTCGCGCCGCCGGTCAGGGCGTTCGTGCCGAGCGCGAGCGTGAACGGGTAGCCGCCGCCCGCCCCGGAGAGCGTCGCGACGATCCCGGTCGGGAGCGGCCCGCCGGAGCAGGAGACGAAGACGCCGTAGGGCTGTAGCGCCGACGTGAGGATCGACTGCATCTGCGCGGCGGTCGCGGCGTAGGGGATGCTCGCGGTCGTGACCGGGCCTCCGGAGAGGACGGTCGCCTGCGTGATCTGGATCGTGAAGGTGCCGCCGGTCGGGACGCCGGTCGTCGTGATCGTCCACTGGTCGAGGACGCCCGACCCGGCCGTCACGGTCGCGAAGAACCCCGCCAGTCCGAGCAGGAAGATCAGGTCGTTCGCGTAGGCGCGGATCGTCGTGTCCCCGGCCGGGGCGTACCCGTCGAGGAGGTCGGGGACGGACCCCTCGATCCCGCGCATCTCGTCGGCGCGCGACGCGAACTGCGGGGCGGGGGAGAGCCGGGCCGACTGGACGGCCTGGTAGCGGACGGCGGTCGAGACCGAGTAGGGGGAGATCGACGGCGCGTTCTCGTAGCGCGGCGTCTGCTCGTAGGCGATCTGCCAGACGTCCTGCGTGGTCGCCACTACTCGTCCTCCCCTGTCTCGTCAGCGTCTCCCGGCGCGGCCGCGGCGAGATCGTCGCCGCTCTCGGCCGGGGCGTCGGCGGCGGCCGTCCCCGCGAACGGAGCCGGAGCCGAATCCAGTAGATAGTCGGGCTGCGGGAACTCGGAGGCCGCCTCCGACTCGGAGACCGCCTTCTCGACGAGCGGCAGCGAGAGCGTCTCGACGAGGTCGCGCATCTCCTCGACGGTCAGGCCGAGAGCGTCCGGATGGATCGCGCGCTCGTTCGTCCACAGGCCCGGCAGCGGCGGGACCGTCATCCCGTCCTCGGAGGCCTGGACGAGGTCCGGGTCGAGGACGAACGCGATCACGTTCTTTCCCTTCGCCACGCCCGAAGTATCGGCACCCGGACGCCGCGCCGCCAACCTCAGAACCTCTCGTCGCGGCGGAACGCGGGCTGCTGAGACGCCGGGACGCCCCACGGGTCCGTCAGCCAGAACCTCGACCATGTCGACGTCAGGTTGACCCAGTAGTCGTAGTCGACCCCGTCGCGGTCCCAGAAGTTGTCGGCTCCTCCCTCGACCGCGGCCGCCGCCGTCGACGCGAGCAGGAGGAGCGCCGGGAGATCCCCGGACGCGACCGCCGCGTCGTAGGCCGCGACGCGCGCCTCGACGTCGCGTATCAGGTCGGAGACGGCGGCCGGGCCGGAGCCGCCCGGCCACGTCGCGCGCAGCGCGAGCAGGAGCGCCCGGTCGGCGTTGATGCCGACGAGCGCCGCCGACGCGACGGGGTCGGTGACCGGGGTCGCGAAGCCGCGGGCCGCGACGAACGCGTCGATCTCGGCGGCGGTCTGCGTCAGGAACGTGTCGAGATCGCCGAGCGACGGCTGCGTCGTCGGACCCCAGGCGTCCTGTAGACGGCCCGCGCGAGCCGTGACGTCATCGCGAGTCGCGTAAGCCATCGGGCGTCACCCCGCCCGGAGGCAGCTACCCGTTCTCGGCGTGGTACTTGACGACGTCGGCCTGCGTGATCTTGCCGCCCGAGCCGGTCCCCTCAACGTCCGAGAGGTCGATCCCGTGCTCGTCCGCGAACTCGCGCGCCGACGCGGTCGCCTCCGCGGAGCCTCCACCGTCGTCCGGGGAGTCGACCTCAAACTCGCCCTGGTCGGCGAACGACGCCTCGCGCCCCTCGATCTGGTCGTCCGGCCGGAGGTCGCTCTGCTGGACGGCGGCGTCGCGGGCCGCGACGGCGGCATCGTGGTCGCCGACCGTCCCGCCCGCGCCGAGGATCCTCTCGGCCAGCGCGTCCTTGTCGTCGTCGGCTTTGAACGGGACACCGAACGCGATCGCGACCTGCTTCAACTGGTCGAGGTCGAGCTTGCCGAGCGCGGACGGGTCGCCCCAGCTGTCCTGCACGACTGTCTTGATCGCGCCGACCCGGTCGGACTCCGGCGAGATGTTCGTCGCGGACGGGGGCGGAGCCAGCGTCGCCGGGTCGCGCATCCCAGCCTCCGCGAACTTCGCGGCGTCGTCGTCGGGGTCGGCGATCGCGCCGAGGTCGAGGAGCCGCTCCGCCGCGGCGGAGTCGAGCGTGACGCGGTCGCCGCGATGCGCGGGCGCGTAGGTGTAGTCCTTCGGGTCGGTCGCGGTGTCGTCGGGATCCCGCACCATGACGAGGTTGTGGACGACGACGTACTCGCCCGTCCCGGCCTCCGCGATCTCAGCCTGCGACTTCCCCACCGGACTCTCCTTTCGTCCTATGCGCCGGAGCCGTAGACGGCCGCCTGCGGCTCGCTGATCCACATGGCCGGGAAGCGCGCTCCCCGCACGACCGTCCCGTCCGTCGAGTCCTCGCGGTACGTCTTCGCGTACATCGTCGGCTGGTTGAGCGGCCCGATCGACGGAGCGCCGAGACCGGCCGGGACGCTGCCCGGCCCGCCGCCCGCGGCGACGTCGTAGCTGTAGTAGCCCTCCTCCGCCATCGGCTGCTCGTCCGCGATCGTGCCGACCGTCCCGGCGTCGCAGACGATGTATTTCCCCGCCGCCAACTGGTTCGTGACGAGGATCTGGTCGAGGCCGAGGATCGGCACCGGCCGCCCCGTCACGACCGCGTTCCGCGGCGTCGACTCGCGCGGGAGGACACCCTGGATCGTCGTGTCGGTGAGGAGCGCAAGCTCCTGCGCCGGGTTGATGATGAGCGTGTTCGCGACGTAGCCGAGGTCGATGTTCTGGATCAGGTTCCGGGCCGCGGCGAGGTCAGCGATGATCTTCGCGCTGACGCCCGTCCACGTCGCCGTCGCCGACGCCGTCTGGACGGCCGGGTCGGTCGTGATCAGCGTCATCGCGACCGAGTCGACGAAACGGACGGTCGAGTTCGCGATCTTCCGCAGCGCGCGCGCCAACTGGTCCATCGCGTTGCGGCGGCGGGCCTCGTCGGAGACGATGGACTCCAAGCCGTACTTCTTGACCGCGGCGGCGAAGAGGTCCGGCACCGTCCAGCCCGTCCGAGGCCACTCGGAGCGGACACCGACTAGCTCGGCCTGGCGGTCAGGGAACAGCGACTCGGCGCGCTGGAAGACGGCGGCTCCGCCGCGCACCTGGTCGGGGGTGCCGCGGGCGAGGATCCGGTCGGCGACGAACCGCTGGTAGGCGAGATCCGTCAGGGCGCGCGCCAGGATGTTCGGCATCTGTAGCGCCGTGTCGACGGTGACCTGCGGGCCTCCGCCCGGATAGCCGGGGAACGAGTTGACGGCGTACTGGCGGGCGACCGCCTCCGTCATCGGGTCGACGGAGTAGAAGCGGCCGTCGGGGAGGCGATGCCAGGAACGCATCCCGACCCCGCCGGGGGCGGAGCCGAGCCGGAACGAGCCGTCGTAGAGGTCGACTCCGGCGAGGAGGCCGGGCGCACCGGCTCCGAGGTCCGGCGTCGCGCGCTCGACCGCGTCGTCCGAGAACAGACGCGGATCGGCTCCGGCGGCGAACTCGCGAGCGAAGGTGGCGGCGGCGTTCATCTGCGAGAGTCTCCTAAGCGTCGAGGATGGTCGGGACGAGGTTGCCGACGGTCACGTCGGAGAGCGTCCGGCCGACGAGCGAGCGCGCGTCGGGTGTCGCGGCGGCGACGAGGATGCGGCCGGGGTTCGACGTCGCGGTGATGGCCTTGTTGCCCGCGCCGATCGTGCCGTCCGCGAGCAGCATCCAGACGCCGCGGCTCGCGACCGAGACGGTCGCGGCGGCGGCGGCGTCATGGATCGCCATGCCGACGCAGATCATCGAGGTCGCCTGGGCGGTACGGACGACGCGGTCGCCCGCCGCCGACTCGACGAGGAGGCCGCCGGTCGCGGCCTGTCCGGACTGGACCGTGCCCGTCCAGCGGGCAGGCTCGGCGTACTTCTCGATCTGTCCGCCCCGGATGATGCCGGGGATGTTGACGACGCTCACGACTGACCTCCCTGATCCGCGGCGGCGAGCGAGTACGGGACGACTCCGAGCGCGTTCGCGAGCGAGCCGTAGGCCCGGTCGACTCCCTGTAGAAGCTCAACGGACGGGTTCGGCTTGCCGGGGTCGTCCGAGCCGAACGTGACGCGCGGGTTCGGCGGGATCGAGAGAAGCGCGGTGATCGCGAGATCCTCGTTCTCGTCGAACATCTTGCTCCATTTGTCCTTCTCGGCCGGGTTGATCCGGCCCTGCCCGATCGCGACCCGGATGTTGGCGTCGCGCCGCTCGACGCGGCGCTCCTCGTAGGCGCGCTCGCCGAGCGCGGCCGCGACCTCTAGCTGCGCGATCCGCTCGGACGTCTCCGGCGTCTCCGCCGCCGCCGCAGGCGTCGGCTCGGCCGGGGCGGCGACGACCGGATCCGGCGTCGGCGTCGCTGCCGGAATCTCTCCGGCGAACTCCTTGAACTTGTCGAGGACGGCGGTCCGCCGGACGGTCGCATCGTCCTCCTCGATCCCGAACGTGGCGGCGAAGGCGACGATCTGCTCGTCGGAGAGTTCGCCGCTTGGAGTGGTCGTCGTCTCGCTCATGGCCGAAGTATCGGCACCGGACGCGTCAACCGCCACGCCGTCGTCGGCGGCGGCGGTCTCGATCCGGACGGTCGGCTCGACCTTGAGGACGGGGACGTCGTCGTCGGCCTCGTCGGCGAGGAGAAGGTCGGCGGCGTCGCCGCGCTCGCCGTACCAGCCGAGAATGTCGTCGAGGGTGCGGACGGCCGGGGCTTTCGCGCCGAGGAGCGCGAGCGCCGTCACGACGGAGTCGAACGTGCGGCCCGGCCCGCTCGGGGTCTGCTCCACGATCCGGCTCATCTCGACGGAACGCGACCGGAACGCCTGCATCTTCATCAGGTCGGCGATCTTGCGGGGGACGGCGCGCGCGTCGGCGAGGAGCTTGCCGGACTCGACCCGGAAGTTCTCTAGCCATCCGGCGGCGGGCTGCTCGTCCGTGCCGGGTCCGTCGGCGGCGAGGCCGGAGTTACGGAGGAGCTTCTGCGCCTTCCCGTGCCCGATCTTGATCGGCGGCTTGACCTGCTCGGCGAGCGCGTTGTTCGCGTCGGCGAGCGCCTGTAGGTGCCGGTCGTCGAAGGTGTCGCCCTCCGGGGGGGAGCCGGTCCCGAAGTACGGGCCTCCGGCGGCGAGGATCTCGATCGCGGGGAGGTCGACGGTCTCTAGCTCGCCGAGCGCGACGAGGAAGTCGTGGCGGGAGAGGTCGTCGGCGAGCGCGAGCGAGTCGGGGACCTCCATCCCGGCCGCCTTGTAGAGGCCGCGCAGCTTCGACTTCGCGGCCGCCTTCGCGGCGGCGGACACGTCGGCTAGCTGGTTGAGGCGTCCGGCGGCGGCGGAGAGCGCGTTCGTGTTGATCGTCCCGTCCGGCTCCAAGACGGGCAGCGAGCAGCGCGTCTTGATCGAGGCGTCGCCGCCGCGGTCGATCAGGCAGGAGCGCTGGTACTGCTCGTCGGTGAAGCGGGCCGCGGATCCGTCCCACGGCCGCGACGTCATCGCGGCGTAGCGGCGGGTCTCGTCGGCGACGGTAGTCACCCCCGAAGTATCGGCACCCTCACGGCCGGGCGCGCGTCGAGGAGAGACCGAGGACGAGGAGCGCGCCGGACTCGATCTCGTCCCGGTCGCTCGCCTCGGGGTTCCAGCGCCAGGCGGCCCGGACGGTCTGGACGTTCGCGCCGGTCAGCGTCGCGGGGTCGAGCAGGACGTCGTAGATCGCGGCGGCGAGCCGCGTCAGCTTGCGGTACAGGGTCGACATCTCGGCGGACGACTCCCAGGCGACGATGACGAGGTTCTCGGTCACGTCGGCCTCGACGAGGGAGAGATCGAAAGACGCCATGTTGAGGTCGGGGAGCGCGACCTCGACGCAGGGGTAGCGGAGGATCGTCGAGACGGCTCCGGCGTGGTAGTCGCCGCCGGTCTCGGCGAGGCCGGGCCGCGGCGCGGAGTAGTCGATCGAGCGTCCGGCGGCGGCGTCGGCGGCGGCGAGCGCGGCGTAGCGGGCGTCGAGCGCGGCGGGGAGGCTCGCGGAGAGCGTCGTGATCGCGGCGTCGACGATCTCCTCCGTCGACCAGGTCACCGCTTGCCTCCCTGGATCAGGCGGAGCCGCGGCCGTCGCGCGACGGGAACCTCCGCGGACTCGGACGCGGAGCCGGTGACGATCTCGACGCCGGGGAGGTTCGTCCAGATGTGGACGGAGAGGCCGGGCGACGGAGAGGCGACCACGCCGCCCGGCTCGCCATTAGTAGCGGGAGCGGGGGTCGAACCCGCATCTTCCGGGCCATGAGTCCGGCGCTCTCCCATTGAGCTACCCCGCGCCCTCGATCCTACTCGCCGCCGGAGTCGTCGCCGGACTCGCCGCCGCCGCCGCCGCTCTCGCCGCCGTCGCTGTCGGGCGGGTCGGCCTCGGTCGGCTCGGTCTCGGGCGTCTCGACCTCGGTCGGCTCGGTCGTCTCGACCATCTGGCGCTCGCCCTCGTCCTGCTCGCTCATCAGTTCTCCTCTCGTCGGGTGGCGCGATCTTACGTCGCCGTCAGTCCTACCCGTCGCGCGAGATCCGTCACGTACTCGTCGGCGAGGCGGCGAAGGTCGGCCTGCGCCTCGACGGGGAGGACGTCGGGGACGATCTCGCGGCGCGGCGGGCGGCCCTCGGTCCCGCCGATCTCGCCGGAGCCGCCGCCGAACTGATGGAACGGCGCGACCGAGCGGGGGTCCTTGCCGCCGTGCTTGTAGCCGGAGTCGTCGATGATGAGTTCCAGTAGCTCGGGGAAGGGGCGGCGGTGCGGCCGGGAGGCGGCGTCGCGGAGGTCGCCGGTCGCCTGCAAGATCGGCTTGCCGGGGTAGCGCTGCATCTTCCAGGCGAGGTAGGCCGGGGAGAGCGGTGCCCAGCGGTGGCCGCCCCACTCGCCCTCCGTGTCGAACTGCTCCGCCATCCAGCGGATGAAGACGGGGACGACGAGCGGCCAGAACGGACGCAGGTCGGTGATCCCGGCGAGGAGGATCGCGAGCGCCCGCTCGGACTCCTCCATCCCCTCTAGCTCGGTGAAGAACCCGTCCGGCATCTCTCTCGCGGCCGAGCGTACCGCGGAACGACGAGAGCCGCCTCGCGGCGGCTCCCGACGTCCAATCTGGGGTTCGGTCGGAGTCTACGCGCTGGCGGCCTCCTTCGCGACCCGCCCGGCGGCGGCGACGATCGCGCGACCGGCGAGCGCGATCCCGGTGACCTCGTTGACGCGCGTCCGCTCGTACTTGCCGGACTCGCTCTTGACGTCGAACGAGACGCCGCGCTTGCCGACCATCATGTACGCGATCGTCGTCCCGGCGACGCGGAGCCGGACGTCGGCTCCGGACGGGGAGGCGACGCGGTCGAGGGTCGCCTCGGTCGCGTCCTCGACCCAGCCGATCACGTGCTCGGCGAGGACGGCGGGCGTCTCGTCGCGGGCCGGGAGCGTCCGGATCGGCTCGGGAGCCGTCTCCGGAGCCGTCTCCGGCTTGCTCGCGGCCTGCGAGCGCTTCCGCGGCGTCTTAGTCGCGGCGGTCGTCGTCTTCTTGCTCCGTGCCTTAGACGGCTTCGTGGCCGTCTCGCGGATCGCGGCGTCGACGGCGTTGACGTCGTCGCTCGGGATCGGCTTCTTGCTGGCCGTCTTCGCGGACGGCTTCGGGTCGGGCTGGCCTGACATGGTGACCTCCTCGGTCATCGTGGCCCGCGGCGCGGGCCGGTGGTTGGTGAGATCGTCGGTCTTGACGTTCTTGCGGGTGACGGTCGCGTCGCCGCCGTGGTCGATCGCGGAGCGGACGGCGGAGGCGGTCGTGTAGGCGACCTCGATCCGGCTCTTGCCGGTCGAGACGACGATCGCCTCGCGGTAGCCGCCGCGCGAGTAGACGACGACGAGGTCGCCGGGCGCGTAGGCGGCCGGGTCGGCCGGGCCGTCCTCTCCGACCGGCTCGCTCGGGTCGAGCATCCGGGCCGGAAGCTCGCGCCAGGAGTCGACGGGGAGCGGCGTCGTCGAGAGGCCGAGCCGCCGCGACTTGACCTCCCAGGAGATCCGTCCGGCGTCGACGAGCGCGTTGCCCTCGCGCCAGTCGTCGGCGGAGCGGCGGAGATCGTGGATCCGCTTCTCGATCGCGGCGGCCTCGCGGACGAGCGCCCTCGTCTCGGCGGAGATCGGGGTCTGGACGCCGTCGTCGTAGGCGGGCATCCGGGCGACGAGCGCCTCGGCCTCGGCCGCGAGCGCGAGCATCGCGGCCATCCGGGCCTCGGTCTCGGGAGCGGCGGGGTAGTAGTCGGTCATGGTCGGTGCCTCCTGCGTTGTTGTTGTTGTCTGCCGAAGCGATGTCAACGAACCGGCCGCCCGAACTTCTCGGCTGCCTCGACGGCCTCGGCCTCGGTGGCGAAGTACTGGCGCTGGGGGCGTCCCGACGCCATCGAACTGAACTCGGCGACCCACTCGTCGTGCTTGGTCGAGCCGACCGTGATGTGCCACGCGCCGACGTCGAAGAAGCGGGTCGGGATGATCTCGTCGTAGTAGCTGCTCTTGAACATTGTGGCCTCCTGCGTTGTCGGGGTGGGAATCACGATTCCAATCTAGCGACCGTTTTGGCGGACGTCAAATCGTGATTGCAGCGCGTCGGAGGCCCGGAACGACGAGAGCCGCCTCGCGGCGGCCCTCTGGTCGTTCCCTGGGAGTCGTCCGCCGGGCTTAGAGCCGCTTGACTAGACGGAACCCGTAGGCGTGGAAGACGGACCGGTTCGTCATCGAGAAGACGGACGCCTTCGCCCCGCGCGGGCCGATCGAGGCGGCGTAGACGCCGCTCATCGACCCCGTCCCCCGGTAGAAGGCGACCCCGGCCCAGCCGAGCGGCAGATGTAGGCCGTTGCGCGCCGTCCAGGAGGACTGCTGGTTGAACTCGTCGCGGGCCAGCCGGATCTTCCAGGCCAGCCGGGACGAGAACACGATGCCGAAGAACTGCGACGTCGCCGTGCAGTAGTGCAGGCTCGACGTCGACGCCGACGCCGACCCGGACGCGGCCGAGGCCGCGATCGTTGCCGCCAGGACGACGGCGATCAGCTTGCTTTTCATCTCTCTCTTTCCTCCTCGTTGCTTGGTTGGTGGCCGGGCGGCCCTTATGACCGCCAGGCCCGGTAGACGACTCGCGCTCCGATCCCGGCGCGACAGTCGACCCTCATCCCGTAGGCCGGGTCGTCGAGGTCGCCGTTCGCGAAGCAGTGGACGCGGTACGAGCGGTGCGTGACGGGCGAGTAGGCCCGCGTGTAGAAGTCGCCGTCTCCGGCTCCTCCGGCGTCGACGATGACGCGGAGGGAGGCGCGGCCGACGGCCCGCGCGAACGGGCACGACGTCCGGCTCGACCGGCCGACGTGTCCGGTGTAGAGGCGGCCGCCGACGAGCGCGTCAAACACGCATCCCGGCGTCGCCGGGACGGCTCCGGCGTCGCGGGCGATCACGAAGGCGGCCGCCCCGTAGAGGACGATCGCGGCGACGAGCGCGACGATCCGGCGGCGGCGGCGGCTCATGACGCGACCGGGTCGATCTCGGGAAGCGAGTACGCCGACCATTTGCCGGAGAGGTGCCCGTCCGGCTCGTCGTCGCTCTCGCGGACGAGGTAGGCGGCCTTGCCGTCGATCTTCGTGCGGGCCGGGGCGAGCCGTCCGAGGTTCGCGTTCGCGATCTCGACGACGAGCGTCGCGGCCGCGGTGCCGGAGAGCGACCCGAACGGCCGGGCGTCGTGCGCGATCTTCTTCATCTCCGCGAACGAGACCGGCTGGTTGGCGAGGTCGAGGAGCCGCTCCGCGACGAGCCAGGAGTCGGCGACGGTCGGCGGGTACGGATTGCGGAGGCCGTCCGTCCGGCGGGCCGCCTCGACGCGCCGCCACGTCCAGCGGACGATGTAGGACGGGTCGAGCGCGGCGAGGAGCCGCTGCCGCTCGATCTCGGCCTCGTCGAGGTCGCCGTGACGGACGTTGTCGAGAGCGTCGCGGAGAGCCGCGTAGGCGGCCGCGTAGGTCTCCCGGTCGCGGGGGTGAGCCTCGATCGCGAGCGCGAAGCTCTCGACGGCCGCCGTGACCAGGGTCGCGGCTCCGTGGACGAGGTCGTGGGCGTCGTTCCAGAGGGTCATCCCCTCCGTCGAGCCGAACTTGTCGAACATCTCAGTTCTCCTTCCGGTCGGTGAGGAGCCGGGCGGCTCCCGCTTTCGCGTCGCGGAGCAGGAACTCGCGGTCGACGCGGACGAGGCGGCCGCGGACGATCCGGCCGTAGTCGTAATGGTTGGTCGCTCCGGGGCGGAGCGGGGTCGGGAGGACGTAGACGATCTCCGCGGTGCCGCGGACGCCGATCCCCGACCAGCCGGGGTCGCCGCCGGGCAGGACGGCCTTGCGCCAGGTGACGCGGCCGCGGGCGGCGTCGGCGCGGGCGGCGTCCTTCGCGGCGACGAACTCGTCGAACGTCATCGGACGTCTCCGAAGGGGCGTCCCCGGTCGTCGTAGTCGGGGTCGTCGCGGCGCTCGCGGAGGCTCGGCTCGCGCCGGACGAGCCGCGCGAGCGGGGAGGTCGAGGTCGCGCCGCTGTTCCAGCGGACGATCGCATTGCCGGTCGGCAGGATCTCGACGATCCGGCCGGGGGTCCCGGCGAGCGCCGCTCCCTCGATCGTGTAGGAGACGTAGTCGCCGTCGCGGAGGTCGCTGTAGGGGTGGTTGATCATCTGGATCCTTTCGGTCGGGGTGGAATCACGATTCCAATCTAGCGGCGGGCGCGGCCCGAGGCAAATCGCGATTTCCTACATGTACCAGCCGATCCGCTCGTCGACGGCGACGGCCGCCCAGCTCGTAGTCGCGGGCGAGCGCCTTCTCCGCGATCTCGCGGGCGTGGCGGCCGGTTGCGGCGTCGACGTCGATCTCCTCGACGCTCGCGTCTCCGGCCGCGACGACGGCGGCGAGGCCGTCGAGGTCGAGCGCGAGCGCGGCCGGGTCGAACGGGTAGACGACGTAGGCGGTGTAGCGCCGGACGTGGGCGGTCGCGACGGGGTTGAGAGCGGCGTCGACGTACTCGCCGCTCTCGCTGCGTCCGAGGATGACGTGGCCCATCAGGAGACCGCCACCGTCGGGGTGCCTTTGCCGGGATCGGTCAGTGTCCATCGTCCTCGGTGCCAACGCCACGTTCGGCCACACTCACATTGCTTGACGAAGGGGTGTCCGGTTCCACGTTCCCACCGGACTACGACGAAGGTGTGTCGGTGCTCGGTCATTGTCTGGCCGCGTGGTCGGTGCGGGCGGTCACGCGAGGATCTCCACGCGGCGCTCGTCGAGCGCGAGGCATCCTTCGCACCACTCGGCCGGGTGGCGGCCGTCGTAGCGGGCGAGGTCGAGTACCGCGGACGAGAGGATCTCGCCGTGATCCTCGCAGACGACTTGCCAGCGGTCGTCGGTCTCGACCGCGGTCTCCTCGCGGCCATCGTAGACGCCGACGTGGCCGCCGGTCAGCGCGTTCGGGTACCAGTAGCGGAGACCAACGTAGGCTGGCTTGCGGCGGGCGGTCATCGTTACCATTCCCTCGGGTTGTCGTAGCGGGGGTCGTACTCGGCGGACTCGGCATACGCCTCGTCGCGGGCCTCCTGCTCGCGGCTCGCGTCGAGCGCGTCGAGTTCTTCGTTGATGAGGCGTAGCTCGGCGGTCTGGACGGCCGTGAGGCCGGTCGCGTCGAGGGCGGCGTTGAGCGCGTCGCGGCGGGCGACGTAGTCGGCCTCTCCGCGCAGGAGCGCGAGGCGGCGGGCGGCGACCTGTGTGGGGTAGTCGGGGTAGTCGGTCATCAGACGATCTCCTTTCCGGTGGTGGTGTCGACGATGAAGGCGCGGATTCCGTCGGGGCGGGCGTAGCCGATCCGTTCGCGCTCGCGGCGGGCGGTCGCGATCGAGTCCGTCCGCTTGACGATCTCGGCGAAGCGGCGCAGGACGGCGATCCGGGTCTCGCCGCGGTAGTCCGTCCGTTCCTCCGTCCGCTCCTCGTCGCGGTAGTAGACGACGACGAAGCGGCGCTCGCTCCGCGTCGCGATCTTGAATCCGCGGTGAGTGCCGCGGTAGCCCTTGTGGTTGGTCATCTCTCTACCTCCTCGACGTGGCGCAGGGAGTTCGGCTCGTAGGACCGCTCGCTGCCGTACGGCTCCATGCGGACGTAGATGCGGCCGCTGGCGCGGCCGAAGCTCGCCACGGTCCCGCGCGCGCCGCGCGTCGTGACGACCTTGTCGCCACGCCTAAAGTCGTCAATGGTGTGTCTGGCGTTGTCGGTCATCTCTCTCTCCTTTTCGGGGGTCTCGCTTGGAATCACGATTCCAATCTAGCGGACGATCTTGACGGATGTCAAATCGTGATTTCGGGCTAGTCTCCGCGGCGATGTTCCTCGTCGCCGGATCGCTCCGAGGCCGAGGCGTCTCCGTCCGCTGGCTCGACCCGCCCGGCGACCCGCCCGGTGTCCGCTGGCGCGGCGACGGCGAGTTCGTCGAGGCGATCGCGGAGGCTGTCGGCCTCAGGCGGACGGTGTCGCCGACCCCGGTCGGCCCGTTCTTCGCGGCGGCGGACGACCCGCCTCACGTCGCGCTCGCGACGGCGGTCGGGGTTCTCGACGAGACGGCCGAGGTGTTCGCGTCCGGTGACGTCCCCGAGATCCCCGGCGGCGACGTCCCGGCGGGCGCGGTCTCCTAGAGGACGGCGAGGATCCCGAGCAGCCAGGCCCGGTACTCGGCGTCGAGGACGCCGGGGCTAGTCCAGAGCTTCTGTAGGCCCATCGTCAGTAGCTCGTAGTTGCGTCCGTTCGGGTACTCCTTCCCGGCGTAGCGCGAGAAGAACTCGTCTGGCCGGGTCACCTCCCACTCGTCGTAGCCCGCCCCCATCCGCTCGACGCGTTGCTGCTCGCCGCTCCATGCCCCGGTGCGGCCGGTCGTCGCGTCGACGGTCGTGCGGTAGTTGTAGAAGACGTTCTCGGCGTCGAGGATCAGGTCGTCGCGTTCCTCCTGCGCGTGGCCGAGTTCGTGGATCGTCGTCTCGACGTCCTTGGCGTGAGTCTGTAGGTACGAGTTCGCGGAGCCGGAGCGGTTGCGGAAGAAGGCGCGCTCCCCGGAGAGGTTGACGTCGAAGCGGCCGGTGCCGTCGATCCAGTCGGTCGGGTAGAAGCGGGCGGCCTCGTTGGCGAGGTCGGCGGCGTCGAGGGAGGCACGCCCGATCGTCCATTTGGAGCCTCCGAAGTCGCGGATCTCGGAGAGCGCGTCGAGGTACGCCTGCTTCTCGGCCTCGGCGAGCCGCGCGTAGGCGGCCTCGCGTTCGCGGGTGAGCGCGAACTGTCCCTCGCGGGCGGCGTCGAGCGCGCGGTCGGCCTCGACGACCCGCGGATCGGCGTTGAGTTTGTCGGTGAGCGCGCGCCAGTCGGCGTCGCTCGCCGGGCGGTCGGCGCGGACGAACTCGTTGTAGACGTCGTCGATGATCTTCGTCCGCTGCTCGTCGGCGGCGATCACGGACGGCCGGTTCGTGTCGAGCGCTTCCGAGAGCCGCTGGATCTCCCCCATCTCGCGGTCGTTGGCGGCGGCGACGCGGGAGTCGATCTCGTCCGCGATCGAGCGGCCGACCCGGAGGAGCCGGTCGTGCTGGTCGCGGACGGCCGGGGTCGACCATTCCCCGGCCTCGTACTCGTCGCGCGGCTGGTAGTAGGGATGGAACCCGGCGGCGTCTCCTTGCTCGGCCGCCTTCATCCGCATCTGCGCCTGCGACAGGTAGCCGGTTCGGGTCGTCGCGGCGTCGAGGTCGGCGGGCGTCCAGCCCGCGGCGAGGAGGTCGGAGCGGACGGCCGGGGTCGCGAGGTCGGCCTCGGTCAGTCCCTGCGACCGTAGCTCGGCGGAGAGCGCGTCGGAGATTCCGCCGCCGCCGCGGAGCGCGGTCAGGTCGGCGGCCGCGGATTCGCCGAGCCAGCCGGGCGTTGGTGGCCCGGACGGGGTCGCCGCGGCCGCCGTCGTGTCGGCCGTGTCGCCGAACTCGGGGACGGCGCGGCAGCGGCAGCGGCCGCCGCCGTCGCAGTCGGGGTTCGGGCCGCCGTCGGGGAGGACCGTCTGGATCTCGTCCCAGGACGGGTAGACGTCGCCGTCGGCGGCGGCGCACGTCTCGCAAGTCGCGTCGTCCATGACGGCCGTGTACGTCCAGGCGGACGTGATCCCGGCGGCGTCGGCCTCGTCCCAGACCGACCCGAGACCGGCGAACGCGGGGACGGAGGTGAAGTCGGCGGCGATCGAGCGGACGCCGGGGAGCCGTCCGACGGCGGCGAGGATCTCGCCGCGCGTCGCGGCGGAGAGGTCGACGGCGATCGCGAGGCGATGCTCCATCTCGGTGCCGAGGACGTCGAGGCGCGACCCGACGTGGCCCTCGATCACGGCGAGGCGGGCCGGGATCGCGGCCAGCGCGCGCGGGAGCCGGTCGGGGTCGAACCCGGCGCGGGCGATCTCGCCGCGCCCGGCCGTCCGTCCGGCCTCGTATAAGCCGCGGAGAGCCGACCGGATCGAGGGGGATAGCCGGATCCGGATCCGGGCCTCGCGTCCCGCGAGCAGGTCTCTCGCGTAGCGAGACGCGGCGCTGCGGCGCTCCGACTCGATCGCGCGGACGAGGCGGCCTTTCCCGGCGGCGAGGCCGCGGTCGAGCTTGCGTATGTCGATCCGGCGCTCGCCGGGCGTCAGCTTGCGGCCGAGCCGTGTCTCGGCGGCCGCGTAGACGGCCTCGTCGCTCTCGTTCGCGTACTCGGCGGCGGCCGCGGCGGGCCGGGTCTCAGCGGTCGTAGCCGAGGCCGTCGCCCTCGCGTCGCCCCATCTGCGCGATCGAGGAGGCGCGCGCGTCGGTCGGGACGGGCGGCGAGCCGGGCGGGGCGTTCCGGACGCCGCTCGACGGCAGCGCCCGCGTGTGGGGCTGGACGCCGATCCCGCCGCCGCGCGTGTGGCCGGAGACGGAGACGGCCGTCCCCGGCTCGGCCTGAGGGACCGGGGTGCCGGGCGGCGGTGGCGGCCCGGCAACCCCGGCCGCGCCGGGCAGGAGGTCGAGTTGCTGCGCGAGGTCCTCCGGTAGCTCACGGAGATGGAGAAGCTCACGGATGTCGTTCTGGGTGTCGCGGTCGGTGAAGGAGAGACCGGCCTGCGCGAAGTCGTAGATCGCGGTCGCGAGGATGCCGAGGTCGTGCGTCTGGATCCCGCTCGCGGAGATCCGGGGCAGGTCGACGTCCGGGCCGAAGTTGCGGTCGACGAAGCGGCGGACGGCCGTCCTCCGGATCTCGGCGACGACGTCGTCGGCGAGCGCCTGCGCGGCGAGATAGAACGGCTCGCCGAGCGCCTCCCCGAGCGCGCGGTTGCCGCCGGAGGTGCGGCCGAGGACCATGAAGTGCTGCATCGCGGCCGTGAAGATCTGCTCGTCGTAGAGGCGGATCAGGCCGGACGGGTCCTGCATCGTCCCCGACCCGCCGATCACGTCAATGTCCCATCCCTGCTCGGTGCCGCCCGGCCCGCCCGACCGCTTCCCCTCAAACACCATCCAGGCGCGTTCGTGGAGGCGGAAGTTGCGGGCGATCGCCTCCGCCTCGGCCTTCTTCGCGGGTCCGCCGGAGCGCGGATACCAGACGGCGGGGATCCCGATCGCGTACCGGTCCCAGCCGATCCCGGCCGCGATCATCAGGGCGCGCTTCAGCCGCCACGACCCGTACATCGCGCGGAGGAGCGACTGGCCGTACCAGTCGGTCCCCTCGCGGTCGAGGACGTGCCACATGAGTTGGTCGCCGGGGATCGGTGTCGAGTCGGGGACGTCCTGGATGACGAGCGAGATCCGGCCGCTGGCGGGGTCGGTGCGGATCCCGTCGGGGTACCGGATCGACGACGCGAACCGCGGGGCGAGCCGCGCGATCGGGACGACGTCATGGTCGTCGCCGTCGGCGTCGGTCCAGGTCGTCGGGTCGCCCTCGACGATCTCGTGGCCGTGCGCGCCGTAGTCGAGGCAGAGGAGCGCCTGCCCGACGAGGCCCGGCCACGACCAGTCGAGTTCTCCCTCGGCTCCGTCGAGTCCGAACTGCCAGCAGACGGCGTCGCGGACGACGACGTCGACGGGGTCGTCGGAGGCGGGGTCGACGACGTAGCGGGCCGACCGGATCGGGAGCTTGTAGATCCAGAGCGTCGACTTGACGGCCGGGTCGGACCAGCGCATGTCGTCGTAGATCGCGTACTTCCAGCGGCCCTGTAGCTCGGGGTTCTCGGTCGGCCGCATCCCCGTCACGCTGATCGGCCAGGGGAGGTCGGAGCCGTGCGACGCCGCGCCGGGCGTGTCGAGGTCCGGGCCGACCCCGGCCGGGAGCGCCGCCAGGGAGCGGGTGTGTCCGGCTCCGTCCGCGAAGCGTCGCCGCAGTTCCAGGCCGCCGATCCTCATGGGGGAAGTATCGGCACCGTCAGAGCCTCATGCCGGGGGAGAGGTCGGTGCGGACTCCGGAGTCGCGTCCGATCGAGGCGGCCTCGTCCTCCCCGATCCGCCGGTAGGGGAGGTCGGCGTTGCTGTGCTCGGCCGCGTGGACGATCGTCTCCTCGACGGCGGGCGGCTCGTACTTCCAGCGGACGTAGTAGGCGTCGGCGCGCGCCATGTGGTTGTGGCGGTCGTTGAGGGGTTCGGTCGCGTCGATCTTGACGGAGCCGGTGCGGTCGGTCGGCCAGCGGTTCTCCGCCATGTGCAGGATCGTCGCGGGGCATCCCGCGGCGGAGTAGCGGACCGGCTTCGGCCGTCCGATCAGGAGGCGTTGCATCGCCCGGATCGTCTCGCGCACCGTGTAGCGCTGCGAGATGATCACGAATCCCTGTAGGGCGTACTCGTCGACGATCGAGCGGCCCGTCCCGATCGCTCGCGCCTCCCCGGCGGGGTCGCCGACCGCGAGCAGGCTGCGGGTGAATCGGGCCTCGGTCTCGACCGGCGGGACGCCGAGGTCGACGAGCGCGGCCCGGACGAGCGCGGCGACGCGGTCGGGGGTCGCCTCCGTCACCTCGACCTCCCCGATCTTGCGGAGCGCGTCGGGTCCGTCCTGCCAGATCCCGACGGCCGTCGCGGACGGCGAGTAGCCGTAGTCGAAGCTCAGTTCGATCCGGAGCGCCGGGTCGTAGTCGACCCGGTCGATGACGTGGATCGCGGGGTCGAACTGCGGGTAGACACGCGCCGACGTCGACGCCTCGTAGGAGATGTCTAGCTCCTGCGCGACGTCCTCGTCGGTCAGGTCGACGACGGCGGCGTCGTACCAGGGTGACGTGACGCGGCCGGGGTAGCGGTGCGTCAGATGCGCGGTCGTCTCGGGGTCCCAGGCGACGCGGGCCGCGGTCCCGGCGCAGCGGACGCATCCCTCCGGGTCGGCTCCGGCGACGTGGACGCCCGCCCCGTAGATCGGGTGCCGCGTCCAGTGGAGGCGGGTGACGCGGTAGCCGCGCGGCGGCCGCGAGATCAACTCGTAGTACCGGTTCGATTTGCCGTGCGGCGTCGACCCGTAGAGGCGGCCGCGCGGGCAGGCCGAGCGGAGCGAGCGGTGCGCGGCCGCGCCCCAGGGGACGCGCGCGAACTCGTCGACGAGCACGTTCGTGTAGGAGCCGCCGCGGCCGGGGTCCTCGGTCGCGGCTCCCCCGACGAGCGTCGCGCCGGAGAGCCGGTTCGCGATGATCGAGAGCGGCGACTGTTTGAAGTCGAGGTAGTCGGCGGGCCTCATCATCTCCGGCCAGGTCGTCTCGGCCGGTAGCCCCCACGACGCCGGGATCCGCGACTCCGCCATGAACCGGATCCGGCCGAAGATCGACTCGGTCGTCGACCGTTCGCCGCCGTCGTCGACCTTCGACGCGTTGAGGTGGATCGCGAGCGCCCGCGTCGTCGCGTGGTACATGAGCGCCCAGAGCAGCAGCCATGACGTCGTCCATGTCCAGCCCATCTGGCGGGACTTCTCTCCGAGTCCGTTCGCCCAGGAGAGGTCGCCGGTCGCGGCGAGCCGGTCGAGGTCGATCCAGGTCGCGGCGATCTCGCGCTCGTAGTCGTAGGGGTGGAACAGTTGCGGGGCGAGCCGGATCCCGGTCTCGGTCTCGACGACGTCCTCGTCGGGGGTGTCGTCGACGGCGAGGCCGAGGATCAGGACGTGTCCGGCGTCGAGATGCGCGAACGGGTCGCGGACGTACCGTTCGATCGCGGGCTGCGCGACTCGGGCGCGCTCGGCGATCTCGGCTCCGAGGCCGCGTCGGATCGCGCGCATCGCCTGCGACGACGCCGTCACAGGAACTCCACCGGGGTCGGCTCGCAGTCGATCTCGTCGGGGCGGGGTCGGCGGTCGTCGATCGCGTAGCGGAACTCGGCGATCCCGCGGTCGGCTCCGGCGGCGACGAGGCGGCCGAGGCGGTAGGCGTTGCGGGGCGGGGCGTCGCGGCCGGGCCAGGCGGCGAGGAGCGCGTCGCAGCGGAGGCAGCGCTGGACGAGGAGGAACCCGGTCGCCGAGACGCGCGGCTCGCGTTCCGGCGGCCCGGCGACGTGGACGAGCGCGGAGACGGCGACGCTAGTCGGCATCGCCGATCTGCTCCTCGATCTCGGTGCGGAGCTTCGACCGGCGGAGACGGATCCAGCTTGTCGACTCGCCGAGCGCGTCAGCGATCTCGCTGGCCGAGTACCCGAGCGAGATCGGGACTTCGATTTGCCGGAGCGTCTGTTTGGACGAGTCCGAGAGCGAGAGCCAGTCGATCCCGGCCGCGATCTCCGTCGTCGTCCTCGCTCGGACGAGCGGCTCCGTCGAGGGAGTCGCAGACGCTGGTGGCGTGGGCTTTGGGCCAGACACGAACGAGTTTCCTTCCGTTGCGGCGGTACAGGCTCTCGGAGCCGACGGCGTCTCGTATGTAGGACGCGATCCGGCGCGGCAGGAGACCGGAGGCGTAGGACGTGAACGTCAGCCCGGCGGGGTCCCAGCCGGAGTAGAGCGTCCAGAGCGCGATCGTTAGCTCGCCCTCTAGGTCGTCGAGGTCGATCGTGCGGTAGGCGGACGACCCGGCGGACGAGTGGATCTCGTAGCCGGTCGCGCGTCGCCAGTCGGCGATCGCGTTGCGGACGAGGCCGAGCGCGTCGCGGGCGTCGCCGAGGACGAGCGTCGTCGCGCCGCACGTCTCGCATTGCCGGTAGAGCGCGCGCGGGCGGACGCCGTTCTCGCGTCCGTCGCTCGCGTACCCGGCGAAGCGGAGGCGGCGGACGGTTCGGCAGCGAGAGCAGTAGTCGCGTGTCGGAGCCGTCTCCACGGTGCCCATACTGCCAGGCTCGGCGTCCGCGTCACTTAGGCTTCGTCTCGACCCCGGATCGAGGAGGACCCCGATGACCGATCTGCCGCCACCGAATCCCGCCGTCGGCGAGGCCGCCGCGGAGGAGGCCGCCGCCGCGCGCCGCGACGTCGAGACCCAGTTGAAGGACGGGACGTTGAAGCTGACGGACGTCGTCCAGATGAGCGAGGCGGAGGCGACGACCGGCTCGCGCCGGGTCGCCGGGCACATGCATCTCCGGGCCGTCCTGCTCGCGCTGCCGCGGATCGGCGAGAAACACGCCGACGAGATCCTCGGCGTCGTCGGCGTCGAGGGGTCCCGCCACGTCGACTCGCTCGGGCCGCATCAGGTCGAGGCGATCGAAGCCGAGGTCGCGGCCCGCCAGGCGACCTCCGGCTGACCTCGGACGGCCGGGTCACGGCCGCAGACGGAGACCCGGCCGTCGAGCCTTCCCCCTACTCGGCCGCGAAGTACGAGAGTTCCGGCACGTCCTCCGGGGAGTCGACCTCCTCGATCCCTCCCCCGCCGATCGGGATCGTCAGCGTCGCCGTGATCGCGCGCGTCCCCGCCGGGCCGCCGTTCGGGTGGACGTCGATCGACGCCGCGACGACCGGCAGCGAGATCCCGCCGAGCGCCGCCGCGACCGGCTCCAGTTGGCCCGAGACGTCGCGGACGGCGTAGATCGTGACGGCCGGGTAGACCGCCTGCGGGGGCGGGGCGGCGTCGGCTCCGTTCGTCTCCATCTCGGGGGTCCTCCGTTTCGGTCGGGGTGGGGTCGGCGGGTTGTTGTGGGCTGGTTTAGCCCGCGTTGACGAGGGTGTTGTAGGCGGCGAGGGATTGGGGGCGGCCGGTGTGGTCGGCGCTGGTGGGGGTGATTTGGATGTCGTGGGTGCCGTTGTCGGAGTGGTAGCCGTTCCAGTAGAGGACCATTTGCATTTCGGGGTGGGCGTGGATGTAGTCGGTGGAGGCTTTGATGATGGTGGCGGTTTGGGCGTCGTTTTTGCCGCCGCCGTTGCTGGATGAGGGGGCGGCGATTCCGAACTCGGAGAGGTAGAGCGGCCGCCGGTTTGGCTGCATGGTTTTGTGCCAGTTCTGGAAGTCGGTGGCGGTGGCGAGGTTCCAGGTGGCGGGGTTGAAGCCGAAGTTGTACCAGTCGCAGCCGTAGAAGTCGGCGTGGCTGGCGGGGACGACCCAGCGGGCGGCGAGTCCTTTGGCGGGGTCGGCGGTGTGGCCGTTGTACCACTGGTAGGCGAGGTGGACGGGTCCGAAGTGGACGTCGGGGCGGCTGGTTTTGACCCATTCGTAGAGGGTTTGGAAGGGGACGACGAAGTGGGCGTGGGGGTTGGAGACGAACTCTTTCTTTGGTGATTCGGGTTCGTGTTCCCAGGTGGCGTAGCAGCCCTGAGGCCAGGTTTTGACGAAGGCGAGGATCTTGGCCTTGTCGGAGCCGGAGATGATGTTGGCGTAGGGGGATTTGAAGGAGAGGAAGGAGGTGATGCCGAGGCCGACGTCGCCGCCGACGTACTTGGCGGGGAGGCCGGAGTTGAATTCGCGGCGGATCGTCGCCTTGGCGATGTATTTGTCGCGGATCGCGCGCCAGTTGGCGGCGGTGTCTGCTTCGGCTCCGCCGGGGACGGCGCAGTTGTTGTAGAACCCGTAGAGGCGGCTCACGGTTGGCTCCCTTCTGGTTGGACGACGACCGGGACCGGCCGCCGTTGGAGGTTGCGGAGGAGTTGCAGGCCGATGATGGTCTCCTCGGAGACGTGGAGGCCGAGGAGCCGCAGCGACCAGGCGATCTCGGTGGGGGTGAGGCCGTCGGTCGAGGCGTGGCCGGTCTCTTCCAGGTCGACGCGGAACTGTTCGGCGCGGCGTCCGGCGCGCGTCGCGGCGCGGCGTCCGGGGAGGCTCGTCATGCGCCTGTCCGGACGGCCGCCTCGACCGCCGCCCAGCGGAGCGCGTTCTCGCGCGGGTCTGGCCCGCGGGTCTCGACCATGCGGGCCTGATAGTAGGGGAGCCGCTCGGACGGCGTCAGGTCGCGCCAGCAGGCGGCGCAGAGCGGCAGGACCGCGAACGAGCCGGGCAGGAGCGGCGACTCGGCGATGGTCGCGTGGCCGGGCGAGAACAGGAACGACGTGTTGCAGCGGAGACAGTCGGCGGCGTCGCGGCGGCGGCGGCTCGGCCAGAGCCGGGAGAGGCGGCCGATCCTCACAGGCGTTGCCCGGACTCGATGTAGGCCTCCAACTCGGAGAACGCTCGGGCCTGTCGGTCCTCGGGGATGAAGCGGGAGAGGATCTCGACGAGGTCGCGGGCGAGCTTGACGACGTCGGGGGCGGAGATCGCGGTCGTGCCGCGGATCAGGTCGGTCGCGAGTCCGGCGGCGAGCCGCTGGATCCGGACGCCGTCGGTCGCGAGCCGGACGACGTCTCCGGCGTCGAGGGTGTTGGGGTCGAGCGCGACGACCTCCTCGACGACCTCCCCACGCGAGTTGACGCCGGGCGGTGCCCCGTTGAGGCGGCGCAGGGCGAGGCCGACCATCGTCGAGCCGAGACCTAGCTGCGCCCGTTCCAGCCGGATCCGTTCGGTCTCGCGTTCCTCGCGGAGCCGCCGGTCGACGAAGTCGTCGTAGGCGTCGGCCCGCTCGACCCAGCCGTACTTCGTGGAGTGGCCCTTCATCGCGGCCAGGCTCTTGCCGACCGCGGCGGCGGTCTTGGAGAGGGAGCGGTGCGGGCCGAGGTCGCGGTAGATCGCGAACGCCGAGAACGAGACGCGCGTCTCGCCCTTCTGCTTCTCCCAGGGGAGCGGCTCCGGTGTCCGCCGCGCCGGGGGTCCTCCGTTCTCGCCTCGCGGGCGGGCCACCGGATCAGTGTCTCCGGCGGCGTCTCCGGCCTGCTCGCGGCCTGCGAGGAGCCGGGGCGGGTCTCGGGTCGCCGGGCGCGCTGGCTACGGGAGAGAGCCTCCTAGAGGCTCGCTCGGCGAGGACGGCTCCCCCCGCCAGGAGGCCGGGACGGGGCGCGAAGACGACGCGGTTGCCGGGCAGGAACGGGACGACCCCGGCGAGGACGTCGACGACCGCCGCCTCGGCGTGGCGGCGGCGCTCCTCCTCCTCCGCGATCGAGGAGGCGAGGCCCGGCGGCAGGATGATCCCGCTCATCGCCGGGGGGATATTAGGCGGCGGCGAGCCGGGCGAGCCGCCGGGCCTCGGCGGCCCGGCGACGCTTCGCCTCGCAGGCGCGGCGGCCGGACTCGTAGAGGTGGCGGTGCGGGCAGGGCGGAATGTCGACGCCCTCGACGACGCGGAGCGCGCGCGCGAGCGCCTCCCAGCGCGAGTGATGCGACGCGCAGGCCGTGCCGAGGTTGTCGGGGTCGAGCGCGAGGTCGGGACGGTCGGCGACCGAGACGACGTGATGGACGTGGAGGACGCCGCGGCACTCGCCTCCGAGGAGGCGCGCGACGGTACAACGACTAGCGTCGCGAGAGAGCGCGCGATCCCGAGCGGCGAGCCACTCGGCCGAGGAGTAGAACGAGGTCGTCTCCATTCCGCATCGCAACCCATAATACCTGCCGAATACGGCGCGAAACTAGTCATCTTGGAGTCACGGGGACGGCGACCTCGACCCCGTACAGCGCCGGGTCGGAGACGAGACCCTTCGACCGCAGCGAACGGTCGAGCGGCCGGTACTGAGTCGCGTACATCTCCATCGTCGCGCGCTTCCGCTCGCGGGCGTCGTCGTCGAGGAGCCAGACCGTCGACGAGTAGAGCGGGTCGATCTCGGGGACGACGCCCGGCAGCTTCTTCGACCAGCGGACGGTCGCGTCGACCCGTGGCGGCACGAACCCGTTCGACGGGACCGGGAGCGTCGCCCCGGAGAACAACTCGACCGGCCACGCCGAGCGGGCCTTGCAGACGTGCGGGAAGTCGGCGTAGAGCGCGACCGGGACCCCCTCGTAGAGGAGCCGGATCGCGGCCGCCCGGACGAGCGCGTGGTCGGGGTGGCCGCGGTCGGATCCGTCGAGGGGCGCGAGAACGAAGCGGGCGCGCGGCACGACCGCCTCGATCTCGGCGAGGAGGACGTCGACGGACGGCGGCGGGTCGCCGAGCGCGACCCGGACCTCGTGCTCGCCGAACGGGAGGTAGACCGGCGCGACGTCGAGCGAGTCGAGCGCGGCGACGTCCTCGCGGAGCCGGGCCTCCTCGTAGTCGTGCGCATCGTCGAACCCGCAGATCCGGCCCCAGACCTCCGTCGGAGTGCCCCGCTCCGGCACCCCGGCGAAGACGTTGACGACGGCGACGGGGTCGCCGGAGGTGAGGACACGGAACGTCGAGAGGACGGCGTCGTCCAGATGGGGTGAGAGGACAAGGATCGGGGCGGAGTCGGCCGCGATCACTCGACCGGCTCCGGCTCCGGGCGGTGTCCGTCGCCGCCGCAGAGGAAGTCGACCGCGCCGAGCGCCCGCTCCGTCGCCGAGTCGGGCCGGAGAACCCCCTGCGAGAGCAGGAGCGGCGGCTGGCCGTCGGCCGGGTCGAGCCAGAGCGTCGCGAGGCCGTCGTCGGCGACCGAGTAGTAGAGCGCCGGGGTCTCGTCGCCGGAGGCGCGGCCGACCGCGTCGACGCGGAAGTTGCGGGCCAGCATCATCGTGCGCGGGATCGGGTACGACTCGCCATGCCCGCAGGCCGGGCACTCGTAGACGACGAAGCACTGGTCGGCCGCGACGGCCGCGATCGAGCGGACGACGTACACGTCGGGCGGGACCAGTTCGCGGCCCGCCCGGAAGCAGGCCTCGCAGGGTTTCGTCGCGAGACCCTCGGACGCCTGCACGACCGCGGCGGCGCGGGCGAGCGGGTCGCGGCTCACTCGTCCCCCAGGAGCGCCGCCGACCGCTGCTCGGCGTAGACCGCCTGCTTCTCGGCCTCCGTCTCCGGCGTCCCGCACTCCGTCATCTTCGTGCGGTAGTAGGCGACGACGGAGATCCGCTCAAAGCCGGGCGGCTCGATCGGGCGGCCCGTGTAGGCGCGCTTGATCGGCGGGTCGAACAGGGTGTTGCCGTGCCATTCGTGGGCGTCCATCAGGAGCAGGTCGCGGTCGCCGAGGTCGACGCCGACGCGGTACTCGGGGAAGCAGAGGACGCCGCCCTTGTAGTCGCCGCGACGGAAGACGACGATCGTCGAGAACCCCTCGTCGAGGTCGCCCTTGTCGGTGTGGACGCCGGTCTCGTAGGTGTTGTTGACGGTGATGGTCGTGAAGACGGTGCCGGGGATCACCCAGTGCGGGTCGGTCGCGGAGACGCGGTCGGCCTGCGCCCGGTGCCGGTCGGGGACGTGCTCTCGGAACAGGTCGGAGACGGCGCGCAGGAGCGGATGGATCGACTCCCATTTCTCCGTCTCGCGGCCCGTCCACGACGTGAGGCGGCAGTAGCGGCGCGGACCCTGCGGGTCGAACGCGCCGACGATCGCGGACGCGACCCGTTTCGCCTCCGTCCGTCCGGAGCACGCGCCGCGGTCCTCGCGCTTCGACGACGCGATCGGGACGCGTGTCGACCCGGCGGCGAGGCCGCGGTTCGCGGTCAGGGTCGAGCGGAGCGAGTGGAGCGCCGGGTAGGCGGCCTCGGCGGTCTCGGCGTCGATCGCGCCGGGAAGGTAGACGGCGAGGAGCGAGCCGTCCGGCTTGCGGAGCCGGGCCGGGCCGGTCAGGACGACGTTGATGTCGCCGGGCGTCATCATCTTGCCGACCTTCTCCTCCATCTCCTCCGACGGGATCTTCGTCCGTAGGCGGAGATCGACGATCGCGCGGTCGTAGCTCACGCCTCGACCCTCGGCCGCCGGTCGCGGAGGCGAAGCTCGGCCCGGCCGGACTTCTTGGTCAGGTTGAGCGAGGCGAGGTCGGGGAAGCGGCGCGCGACCTCGCGGGCGGAGCGCTCGATCCGCTCGTCCGTCCGGCCGCCGTCGGCCTGCATCCCGCCCGCCCCGGCATACCCCTCCGTCCGCCAGGAGACGTACTCGACGCGCGTCACGGTGCCGTCGGCGGCGTAGCACTTCAACGAGCGCAGGAAGTCCTCCTTGTCCTCCAAGTCGACGCGGAGCGGCGAGTCCGGGGACGGGTCGGCGATCGTCCCGAACAGGCCGCCGCCGATGTAGGTCAGGTCGGTCCGGATCCGCGGCCGCATGAAGTACGGGTTCGGGACGGGGTAGAGGCCCCAGAGGCGGCCGCCGGTCGCGGAGAGGGAGCGGTAGGCGAGGTCGACGATCTCCTCCCACTCGTCCGCCTCGACCGGCTCGACGGTCTTCTCGGAGCGGCGGACGACGAGGTCGCGCATGTCGTCGTCGAGGTGGACGACGCGGATTCCCGGCTGGAAGTAGTCGAGGATCGCGTCGCGCTGCGCCGCCATCCCCGTCCGTCCGGGGAGCAGGTTGCAGCGGCCGACCGCCTCACGGTAGGCGGCCCGCTCGTCGTCGGCGACGAAGACGTTGACGCGGCCGCGGTCGATCCCGAGCCGGTCGAGGAGCGGCAGCGTCTTGCGGGCGAGGGTGTCGGCGCGGGAGCGCGACGGGATCGCGTAGACGACGTCGCTCACAGCCGTTCCGCCGACTCGCGCAGCGACCGCTCGACGGTGTCGATCGTCCCCGACGTCCCCCACTCGCGTTTCAGCATCCCGAGCCAGCGCGTGATGTTGTCGAACCGCTCCTGCTCGTACATGAGGACGATCTCGCGCATCGGGGTCCCGCCGAGCCGGACCGATTCGCGCTCGGCCCGCTCGTCGTCGGTCTCGGAGTAGCCGCCGAGGAACTCCTCGCGGGCGGTCTCCGCGATCGCGTCGTTCGCGGCGATCAGGTCGTCGAGGTCGTCGGCGGTGTAGCCGGTCATCGCGATCCGGCCCGCCTCGGCCGACTCGCCGAGTAGCTCGATCAGGCCGGACGAGTCGTATTCGCCGAGGTCGGAGGAGCGGTTGTCGGCGAGGAGGTAGGAGGTCGCGTCGGCCTCGTTCATCTCGGCGACGACGGCGGCGATATGCGTCCAGCCGAGCCTCTCGACGGCGGCGCGGCGCGTGTGGTTCCCGGCGACGATCCAGCGCGTCTCGGCCTGGACGACGACCGCCTTCGTCTGGCCGTAGTCGGAGAGGGAGCGGGCGATCACGTCGAGGTTTCCTTTGCGGGGGTTGCGGGGGTGCGCCTCGATCGACTCGACCTCGACGAGGAGAGGGATCAGGGTCGCGTACCCCTGCCAGCGGATCTCGGAGCCGTCGAGGACGACGCGGCCGTCGGGCCGGTCGGCGTACTCGGCCGCGAGAGCGTCGACGTCGACAGTCACGCCGGGAGCGTATCCGGTCGGGTCTCGGCCGACCCCGGATCGAGGCCGTAGCGGGAGACGAGGTAGTGGCGGCCGACGAACGGGCCGAGCTTCGCGAGGACGTAGGCGACCGTCTCGGGACGCTCGCGCCGGAGATGGTCCCCGACGCGCCGCCCGACCCAGGCCCGGTCGCGGCGCTCGTAGTGGCGGCGCGTCCGGCCGGACGGGTGGACGGCGACGACCTCCGCGACGTAGGGGTTGCCGTGGAGCGCGCCGTGGCAGCCGTAGGTGCCCGAGCCGCAGAGCGTGACGATGTTCTCGTCGACGTCGTCTCCTCCGTCGTCGCGCTCGACGACGTGGTGGCCGTTAGCGCCCGGCTCGCCGCAGGCGGCGCACTCGCGGCGGCGCAGCGCGGCCCGGCGCAGCGCGGCCGGGTCGGCGACGGCGCGGCGACGGCCCGGCTTCGGGTCGGGCCTCACCCGGCGCTCGCGGCGATCCGGCACTCGATATGCCAGGAGAGCAGGGTGAGGCCGCCGTCGCGGGCCTCCTGCCAGACGTTGTCCTTCGTGATCCGGAGCGGCCGCCCGCAGCCCGCGGCGCACTCGCGCGGATAGTCGCCCCACGACTTGTGGGAGCCGACGGTGTAGGCGCGGCCGGAGCGCGAGACGCGCCTCGTCATGCGGCCTCCCAGACGATCGAGTGGCGGCCGGACGGGAGCCGGACGGTGCGGCCGGAGTTGCGGAGGAACTCGGCCGCGACTAGCTCGCTCGTCCGGGTGCGCAGACCGGAGACGGATTGCCTCGGCCAGCCGAGACCGGGAGCCTCGCGGCCGTAGCCGGAGACGAGGTCCTCGTGCGTCATCGGGCCGAGGACGCGGAACGCGGCCAGGACGGCGGCCTGCGTCTCGCGCAGCTTCTCCTCGGGGATCGACCCGGCGGCGGCATGGCTCGTCCACGGGTCGGACGTCCGGGCGCGGGCATGGTCGGCGATCTCCGGGGTCGGCGAGTCGAGCGAGGCGACGTCGAGGAGCGTCAGCGGCTCCGGCGCGGCGTCCTCGTCGTCGCCGTCGGGGATGCCGCGCTCCTCCGCTTTCGCGAGCGCGGCGTCGTACAGGGCGCGTAGCTCGGGCGAGAGGTCGGTCATGTCTCCTCCCCGATCGCGGCGGCGAGTTGGGCGAGTAGCTCGGCCGGGACGAGACGGTACGCCGGGAGCGGCGTCGCCGGGTCCGGGTCGGCCGGGTCGCGGGCCTCGCGGACGAGCGCCGCCAGGATGCGCCGCTCGACGCGGACGAGCGCGATCTCGGGATACTCCTCCGGCTCCGGATACTCCTCCGGCTCCGGCAGGCCGGGCGTGGATTCCCGTCGCGCGACGGCGTCCGCCTCGGCGATCTCGGCCGCCAACTCGCGGGCCGACAGTCCCCGCTCGACGGCGCGGCCCAGCCAGAACTCCTGCTCCTCGGGGGAGAGCTTCGCGACCTCGCGGTGATGGCGGAAGTGGAGGTCGGGGCGGCGACGCGAGCGCGGCACTTGGAGCGCGATCCGGGCGTAATCGACGAGCGTCGACTCGGAGAGGCCGGTCGCCTCGGCCGCCTGGTAGAACCGCTCCCCGAACGCGCCCTCCCCGAAGATCAGCCAGTCCGCGATCCAGAACCGGCAGGCGGAGTAGGCGCGGCCGAGGAAGCGGCCGATCGCCTCGTAGCGGTCGAAGTCGGAGTCCTCGTCGCGGAGGTCGAGGACGAGCGAGAAGTCGGCTCCGACGTCGGTCAGGACTCCGGCGTCGCGGAGCCGGTCGATCGTGACCGCGGCGGTCGTGTAGTCGGGGACCTCGGGCAGCGTCTCCGTCATCGCCGCTCGACCCGGACGGAGTAGCCCTTGAACGTCGGCCGCTCGGCGAGGTCGGCGGCGGCGCGGTAGTCCTCGTTCGCGCCGACGAGTTGACGCAGGACGGAACGGTCGACCTTGTAGACGATCTCGGCGCGGATGCAGGCGTCGATCCGCTCCTCGGGGCAGTCGGCCGCGCGCAACGCCTCGCGTAGCGCCTCGGGGTCGTACTCGGTCGTCGGGCCGCCGGAGAGCTTCACCTCGGCGTCGTCGACGCGGAGCGTCTTCGTCCCGGCGAGCCGGGACGCCTCGACGACGACCTGTGTCGCGTCGGAGATCAGGGCGTTGAGCCGGTACTTCATCTCGCGGGCGGCGTCGAGGACGAGCGCGGCGTTCTGGACGGTCGGGTCGAGCGCCTCCCCGGTCCTCGGGTTGACGAGCGCGACCTCGGCCGCCTCGACCTCGACGATCTCGCTTGATGTGTCCATGGTTCCCTCCTCGGGGGTAGTCAGGCGGTCGCGGTCTTCCGCCGATTGACCCATCGGCCGGTCGGCTTGAACGCGACGCCGAACTCGTCGGCGAGGATCCGGACGACGACGTTGCGGATCGAGTCGCCGGACTCGGCGGCCTCCCAGTCGATCCGGCGCTTCAACGCGACGGGGACCTCGACGACGAGGTTCGGGTACTCGGTGATCTCGCGCGGCGTCTTGTAGCCGGACGGGGAGAACGGGACGTCGAAGTGGGCGGCGAGGAGGCCGACGACGACGTCGTTGAGGTTCGTCCCCTCCTTCGCGACTCGCTTCGCGATCTTGCCTTTCAGCCGCGGCGGGACCCCGCGGACGATCATGTTCGTGGTCTCGTCGCTCATCTCATCCTCTCTCCGCTGGCTAATCACGATTTCACTCTAGCGGCTCGGGGGGCTGGCGTCGAGTCTCTCTTTCGTGGCGGGCGCGGGTCTCGGCCGCCAGGGTCTCGCGGGTCGGGAGCCGGAGCCGCATCCAGGCGGCGATCACGCCGCGGCCGTCCTCGGCGTAGAGCGACGCCCAGGCTCCGTCGGCGGATAGCTCGGCCGCCGGGGGAGGCTGCGCGGGCGGCCGTTTCCGCCTCGGGTAGGCCGCCTCGGCGTAGGAGATCAGCCGCCACTCGCGCCACTCGTCCGTCATCCCTCGATCTCCCGGCGGGCGGTCTCCTCGACGAGGCGATGGCCGCCGTCCGCCCCGACCGCGGCGAGCGACTCGCGCTCGATCGCCTCGGCCCGCAGGCGGCGGTAGGCGTCGACGAAGTCGCGGCGCAGATGCTCCGGCCGCTCCGAGGTGCGGATCGTCCGCCAGCCTCCGACCGCGCGGACGGCGGCCGGGATCGGGTCGGGGACGGGCGGCATCCGGTCGAGGTCGAGGACGTCCTCGTCGCCGGTCCCCTCGCACTCGGGGCAGAGGCCGTCGACGGTGCGGCCGGTCGCGGCGCAGGCGAGGCAGTAGCGGCGCGGCGCTCCCGGCCCGCGCGCGGCGGCATGGTCGACGGCTAGCTCCCACGCCTCGATCTCGGACGGGAGCGCGAGCCGCTGCTCGGCGACCGTGCGGCGTAGCTCGGCGATCGACGGCGGCCAGTCGGAGGTCGCGATCGTTCGCTCGATCGCGCGGCGGCCGTCGAGATGGTCGAAGCCGGAGAGCGTCTCGACGTAGAGGGAGCGGGTCGGCTCCGGCCACGCGGCCCGCGGGTACGCGGAGATCAGGAGCGCGACCAGCATCTTCGCCTCCCCCGACCTCATCGCCCCGCCTCCATGTCGGCGAGCGCCTCGCGAGCCATCTCGGACGCCGGATCGAGCGGGACGCGGTCGAGGTCCGTCCACCATTTCGCGAGCGCGAGCGGCGTCAGCTTCGCTCCCCCCATCGTCGAGCGGTAGACGGCCGCCCGCTCGCGGACCGACTCCGCGAGATGACGCTCCCACGACTCGGGAGGATCGACCGCGGCGGCCTCCCACGCCTCCGGCGTGTACCCGCCGGGCCTCGCGGCCATAAGCTCGTACCAGGCGAGCGTCCGGATCCCGAGACCCGACCGGGCGGACCCGTTGAGCGCGACTCCGACCTCTCGGGCGCGGTTGCCGCGCAGGTCGACTCCGCACTCCTCGGCGAGGACGTCGAACGCGAGGTCCCTCCCCTCGATCCTCGTCAACCCCGGAGGGCCATCCGCGGCCTCGGCCGCGACAGCGGTCGAGGAGGGTTTACCCCTTACGGGTCCCTTTACGGGTCCTATAAAAGGACGGACCGCAGAAATCTCCCGTAGATCCGGATCCGTCGATCCCGTAGATCCGGATCCGTCGACCGTCGACGAGTCCGGAATTTCCGGAGTCGTGAACGGCTCGGTCAGGGTGAAGGGGAGGCGGTCGTAGTCCGGCTCGGCGAGGCCGTCGAGGACGAGCCGGTAGACGTTGACGCGGCGGCGGCCGCGCTGCGCCTTCCGGATCTCGATCGCCCCGTCGCGGGCGAGGTCGACGAGTAGCTCCGCCGCGTGTTTCTTCGACAGGCGGGCCTTGTGCGCGATCTCGTCCTGTAGCGGCCAGCAGATCCCGTCGTCGTGGGCGGCGTCGGCGAGCGCGAACAGGACGAGCCTCCGCCCGAACGTCTCGTCGCTGTCGCGCATCACCTTGGAGAGGACGCGGATGCTCATCGCGCCTCCGTCCGGGTCGAGCCTGTATCGTCCACGTCGCAGCCTCCTTGGTTGCTGGTCACCAGTAGCCTCCTTGGTTGCTTTTGCAAGACGTAACCTCCTCGGTTGCTTGCAAGGCCAGAGAGCCGTCCCGGTCTAGGCCCCAGGGCGGCTCTCGCTCCGTCTCCGGGGAGAGACTAGACCCTAGAACGGGATCGGCTCCCCGTCCGCGTCGACGACGTCGTCGGGAGCCGTCTCCGGCGCTCTCTCCGCCCCTCTCGCGGCCTGCGACGGATCCGGCGGCGGATCGGTCGCCGGGCCGGTCTCGGCCGGGAGATCGCCTCCTACGGCCTCGGGTGGCGGGGTCCCGTCGCGCTGCGGCATCGTCTTCGCCTCCTCCGGGTCGAGCGCCCAGGGAGGCCCGACCGGCGCGACGCGCCCGTCGAACGCCTCGTAGACGATCCGCTGGATGACCTGGCGGACGCCGACGATGAACGTGAGCGGCCCGTCGATCGGCCGCTCCGCGTCCTCCAATCCGCGCAGGACGGCCGAGAGCCGCCGCCAGAGGTCGCGGCCGCGCTCGACGTCGCCCCCCTGCGCGACCGCGGCGATCGTCGGGACGCCGTACCCCTTCTCCGCGATCTCCTCCATCCAGGCCGCCGTGTCCGGGCCGAGTTGCCGCTGGATCCGCGACGAGAGATCGCTCCATCCCGTCGGGGCGACCCACCGGCCCGTCTTGCGGTCGTCTCCGAACGGGCGCGGCTCGCCGGGGTCGGCGTCGTCGTCCCAGTCCTGCACCTCCTCCGACGAGTACGGCATCACGGACCCGATCAGGTCGCCGCCGATCCGGCGGGCGAGACGGCCGACGCAGCGCGCCCACAGCATGTCGGCCGGGTAGCTCGTCCAGTTCGACTTCTTGCGGAGATCAGCCGGAGCCTCGGCCAGCGTCCACTCGACCTCGGCGGTCTCCCCGGTGTCGCGCCGCCGGGCGCGCACCCAGGCCCGCTCCGCGGTCGACTCGGACTCCTCGATGACGAGGCCGCCCGTCCGCATCCTCGCGAGGAGGAGGTTCGCGGAGAGCGTCGGCTTCCCGTCGATGATGTGGATCTCGCGCAGCGATTGCATCGGGCCGAGGCTCATCTCGCGGCCGGTCAGGATCGCGGCGAGGACGTCGTCCGGGCGGCCGCGGTACGCCTTCGGCACCATCTGCGTCGACGCGATCTTGTCGGCGATCGCGAGCATCGCGTCGAACTCGGCCGTCGTCGGCAGGAGCGCCGGGGCGGCGACGACCGGCTCCTCGCGCAGCGCGATCGCGGTCGACTCGATCTCCTCGTCGGTCTCGTCGACCGGCTCGGCCTCGATCTCGTCCGGCTCGTCCTCGACGGCCTCGGCGAGGGAGGCGTCGACGGACTTCGCGACGGTGACGCCCGCCCGGACGGCGGCGTCGACGGCCGCCCGGATCCGTTCCCGGTGCAGCGCGAGCGTCTCGACGATCGCGTCCTTCGGGCCGGACTTCGCGACGGTGACGCCCGCCCGAACGGCGACGTCGAGCAGTTGAGCCTTGGTCAGGGTGGAGAGATCCTCGGGGATCTCGGCGAGCGGAGTTGCGGTCTCGGTCATCGGTCGTTTCCCTCCTCGGGGATGCGTAAGAGGGAGTGCGCCTCCCGCCCCTTCGATCGGGTGGCGCGCTCCCCCTTCGGGTCTGGACTCTACGCCGTCGCGAGCGCGGCGACGAGAGACCCGGCGGCGAGGTTGCCGCCGATCTTCTCTAGCTCCATCGAGCGGTCGTAGCTGTCGACGTCCTGCGCGGCGCGGGTCACGGCGTTCACGTACCCCCAGGCCGAGAGGTCGCCGCCCTCGATCAGATGCCGCAGGACGGATCCGGCCTCTCCCTCGGTCAGGTCGGCCGCCTTCGCGAGCTTCTGGATCGCCTGCGGCGGGTCGTCCTCGACCGTCGTCTCGGCGAGCGTCCGCATCTCCGCGACGATCTGCTGGAAGCGGGCTTCGTCGGCGCAGGCCCGGACGGCGTCGGAGACCTTCGCGAAGAACGCGGCGTCGTCGAGCCGTAGCGTCTCGTCGCGGTAGATCGAGAGGTCCTCGTCGGCCTCGACGCGCTTGCCGAGGTGCGCGCGCCGGAGCGCGTGCTGCGTCGTCATCCCGTTCTTGCAGATGAGGCGGTAGAGGATCGTCTCGACCGAGCAGGCTCCCGCCCCGACCTCCGAGTTGGAGATCCGGAGGCCCAGCCGGACGGGGTCTCCGACCCGGATCTCCTCCGTCCAGAACGGCAGGATGACCGTGAGCCACATCTTGGTCTCGGTCAGGCCGCACGACTCGACGGCCGCGTCCGGGGCGGAGCCGAGGATCTCGGTCAGCGTCGGCACGATCGCCATGAACAGGTCGAAGTTGTCGAGCCGCCGGTAGCGGTCGGAGAGGAACGCCCGCGCGTGGCCGTCGAGGGAGCGGATCATCTGCGTCGACGGGTGGGCGTGGAGGAGCGTGTTGACGTTCTGGTCGAGCAGGCCCGGATGGTCGACCCGGAGCCGGTCGTAGTAGACCTTCGGGATCTTCAAGTGGCCCGAGAGTTGGCCGTGCGCGTAGTCGTTGACGACGAGGTCGTCGTCGAGGCCGACAACGGTCAGCGCGGACTCGCCGCCGCGCTCGTCGGTCGAGGTCATCATCATGTGGCGAGTGTCGACGACGTAGTCCGCCGCCGTCTCCGAGGCGCGCGCGACCTCCGCCGCGAGCGCCTCGATCGTCATTCCTGCCTTCATCGTGTCCCTCCTCGGGGATCGGACGCCGGAGGCTCCGGCGTCAGCTTGTTCAATCGTGATTCTAGTCGACGGGCCGGTCGTCGCCGGGGTCGTCGGCGGCGTCGGGGCGGAGGCTCTCGGGCATCTCCTCGATCGCGTCGAGAAGCGCGAACGAGAGGTCGTCCGTCGCGCCCCGGATCTCGTCCAGCCACTCCATCAGTCGTCCTCCTCGGGGTAGTCACGGCAGGGAGCCGCGTGAACGTAGGCGCGTCCGGCCGCCCAGATCGAGCCGGTCGGCGAGAACCCGAACACGACCGCGTCGACCCCGGCCGCGATCCGCTCGCCGCACTCGCGGCAGTTGGCGCGGCCGGTCGCGGCGACCGGGGCGATCGGGCCGTCATCGTCTCCGAGCGGCGGCCGGAAGATCCGTCCTCCGCCGTCGGCGAAGCCGGGCGCGTCGAGGACGCCGTCGGCGGCCTCGCGGATGAACTCCGCCTCGCGGCGGGTGACTTTGTGCAGCATCAGGACTCCTCCCTGTGGTTGCGCTCGGACTCGTTCGACAGCATCGTGCGGACGTGCCAGCCGCGGCCGCCCGCCGTCATCCCGCGCCGGAGCGCGTAGCAGCGGGTCTCCTCCCGGTTCCAGACGAAGATCCCTTCGCCGTGCGCCCGGTCGATCTTGCGGCGGCGGCCGTCGCGGGTCGCCCAGCGCGGCTGCGTCTTGGCGCGGCGGCCGTCGCGGAGAGCTTCGCGAACCTCCGCGTACATCCCGCCGACGCCGCGCGCCCGCAGGAACTCGGGGTGGCGGAGCTTCGCCCGCTCGATGCAGTGCGTGGTGATGTAGATCTCCCTGGTCACGACGGCCTCGTCGAGGCGGGCGTCCGCCGGGCAAGCTCGGCCTCGATGACCTCGATCTGTAGGGGAGCCTGGCTCCCGTCGAGGCGGTCGAGGAGCGCGCGGAGATCCTCGGAGGAGCGCTTCGCGGCCTCGCGCTCTAGCTTCCGGCGGCGGACGTCCCCGGCGGCCTCGCGCTCTCGGGCGACGCGGCCGCGGACGAGGCCGCGCCAGTCGATCCCGGCGTCGTCGAGGATCTCGCGGCCCTCGCGGACGAGCGCCGCCGGGACGCGGGTCATCTGTGTCGTGGCGACCTCCGGGGCGGCGCAGAGCAGGTCGATCGCCATCTTCGCGAGACGGTCGGTGATCTCCGGCCCGAAGGCCTCGGCAGCGGTGCGGGTCATCGTGTTCCTCCTTCGCTCGGTGCGCCGTCCGTCGTCCAGACGGTCGGCCGGACGTCCAGAGGCTTGTCCTCCGGGCCTTTGACGTACGGGTCGATCCAGATCGTCCGCCGCAGCGACCGCTTCGGGCCGTGCGGCTGCAAGCGCCAGTGTCCGCGCACCATCCAGCGGTGCGTCCAGGCGACCGTCCCCGCCGTCTCCGCCCGCGAGACGGACGCGCCGGTCGCGAGGGAGAGGACGCGGAGGCCGGGTAGCTCCCGCTCGACGCGGCGGCGCTCCTGCCGGGACGCGCCGACGACCGGGCCGACCCGCGTGAGGCGGTGCCCGAGCGCCGTGATGATCGAGAGCAGGAGCCGCGACGACTGGCTGATGACGCCGGTCTCGCTCGCCAGCATCACCATCCCGGCCAGCCAGCGGCCGGAGATGATGTCGGTCGGGTCCTCCCCGATCCAGAGGACGGGCCGGACGAGAGCCTCGGGGAGCGGGTCGCCGTCCGGCGACTTTGTCTCCATCATGGTCGGCGGCCCGATGAGCAGGCCGCGGCTCGTCTGCGTCTCGGCGTGGGCGGGGACGGGCGTCACGGTCGAGCCACCGTCGGCGAGGTCGGTGCGGCTGATGATCGTGTGCGAGACCTCGACCGGCTCGGAGAAGATCACGGCGACCCCGTCCGGCCAGGCCCAGGCGATCTCGGCCTCCTCGGGGAACGTGATATGCGCCTCGCAGGGGACGGCCTCCGTCATCGCCGCGACGTAGGCGAGCCAGTCGCGGTCGGCGAGGACGGTCGCGCTCGGGAGGAGGCTGCGGTAGTTGAAGCGCTCCCAGAGGCGGCGGAGGTCGATCGCGTCGTCGGCGGTCAGCATCTCGTCCTCCCCCTCAGTCGTCGAGTTGGATGACGAGGTCGCCGCTCGCGTCGGTGACGGCGACCATCGCGTAGCGGCCGGAGGCGTAGTCGACCTTCGCGATCCGGACGGCGGCGTTGCCGTCGATCATCGGGACGGACGACGTCGCGCCGGAGCGGCGCTCGCGGCGGTGGATCGTGAAGGCGGCCCGATGGTCGACCCGGACGGCCGCGGGCCGGGAGACGGGCGGAGGAGTAGCCGCAGCCACCCCTCCGTTCCCGTTGCAGGTCTCGTCGTCGGCGGCCCGGTCGGCCTCGCGCGCCTCGGCGATGCAGACGGCGCAGTCGGCGTGGTCGTGATCGGGGGCGGCGTGGTCGACCTCGGCCTCGGCCTCCGGCTCCTCGATCTCCTCGATCTCCTCGACCGGCTCGTCGAACCAGCCGACCGAGGAGACGTCGAGGCGGATCTTCGCCCGCGTGACGGCGACGTAGAGGAGCCGTAGCTCCTCCTCCTTCGGCGTCGGGGGGAAGTCCTCGGCGAGCGAGACCGCGTTCCACTCGCGGCCCTTCGACTTGTGCGCCGTCGAGATGACGAGGTCGGCGGCGTCCTCGCGAGGCATCCGCTCTAGCGCGTCGACGATCGTCTGCGCGCCGAAGTCGTCGACGAGCTTGACGAGGAGTTGCAGGTCGCCGCCCTGCTCGTCCTGCTCGACGTACATCTGAACCTCTCCCCAGGAGCCGAAGCAGGCAAGCTCGGGATGGCTCGTCCAGCCGCTCGTCTGTAGGTCGATCGCGGCCTTCGCGAAGGCGACTAGCTCGCGGCCGCCGCCGACGATGTGCGGGCGGAGTCCGGAGTCGAGCGCCGCCAGGAAGTGGCGGACGGCGGTCGCGTTCGTGCGGCAGAGGATCGCGTCCGGCGTCTCGACCGTCCCGACCGTCGAGTCGAGCGAGGCGAGGCCGACGACGCGAAGCTCGGCGTCGAGAGCGGAGAGGACGTCGTTGGCGACCTCCGCGACGGCCGGGCCGAAGCGGAAGCTCTGCGTGAGGTAGGTCGTCTGCTCCGCTCCGACCGTCGCGAGCGCGTTGACGGCTCCGGTGAAGCCGTAGATCTGCTGCTGTGAGTCGCCGACCCAGACCAGCTGCGCGTGGCGCTGCTGGCGGACTATGTCGACGAGGACGGGGTTGGCGTCCTGCGCCTCGTCGAACAGGATGAAGTCGGCGTCGATCCGCGGCCCGGACAGGTGCCACATCTTCAGGTAGTGGTCGTGCTTGAAGGGGAGCGACCCGGTCTCGGAGGAGAGGTCGGCCCAGGCCCGCCGCATCGCGGGGACGAGCGCGCGAGCGACCTCGTTGTTGTTGCTGTAGTTGCGGCGGCCGGAGCCGTCGACCGGCGGGATGTCGATCCCGTCGACGTAGGGGACGTGGCGCTCGCTCGGCTCGGCGTCGGCGGACTGGCAGAACTTCGTGACGCCGCGCATCGCGAGTCCGGCGAGGAACGTCCGCGAGAGCCGCTTCGACTCGCCGCCGGGGAGAGAGACCTCGATCGCGTCGAGCCGGAGGCGGTCGGCGATCTCGGTCGACTTCATCCGGGCGGAGTTGCGGAGGCGGTCGCCGAACCGCGTCCCCGGAATGACGGAGCGGTAGGCGAGCGAGTGGGCGGTCGAGCAGGCGACGTTCTCGGGGAACTTGGCCGAGGACTCGACGACGATCGCCTTGTTGAAGGCGACGTAGGCTCCACGCCGCTCGGTCGAGCGGGCGAGGAGGACGAGGGTCGACGTCTTGCCGGTCCCGGCTCCGGCCTCGATCGCGAGAGAGCGGCCGCTGGCGAAGGCGGCGAGCGCCTCCTCCTGCTCGGGGGTCGGGGTGAAGTGGTCGGACACGGTGTAGCTCCTTTCCTCGGGTGAAATCACGATTTCAATCTAGCGGACGGGCAAGACGACGTCAAATCGCGATTAGGGTCTCGCGCGCCAGCCGTGCCCGTAGCCGCGCAGCCAGGCGTTACGCCAGATCGGCCGCCAGCCCGGACGAGCGCCGCGGCGAGGCCCGCCGAGGTACGGGCAGGCGTCAACCGTCGCGGCCCGCCGCCCCGCCCGCCAGCCCTTCAAGAACGCTCCCTGTAGGCCCGTCGAGCCGGGGTAGAGACGCCGGGCGAGCGCCCGCGCCTCCGCCCCGGTCATCCCTCTCTCGCCTCGCGTCTCGCGACGAGATCGACGACGTCGCCGACGAGGCCCGAGCGGACGGCCTCGACCGCGTCCGCGGCCGAGTCGAACTCGCCGACGAGGTCCCAGTGGACGTAGGCGCGGAACGTCGTCCGGCCGCTCGCCCCGTCGTAGTGCGGCTCGGTGTAGTTGCCGCCCGGCCGACGCCCCGGCGCGAACGGATGCCGTCCGCGGCTCATAGCGGGCCGGGGTCGAGCGCCGCCCAGAAGTCGGCGGCCGCCTCGACGTCCTCCTCCGAGAGGCCGCAGACGGGGCACCGCTCGCCGAGATCGACGTTCGGCCAGGACGCCCCGCAGTCGGGGCACTCGGGGTCGGCGACGATCGACCCGCCGGAGACGGCGGCGAGGTCGGCGGCCGCGTCGAAATCGACGAAGCCGCGGCCGAGCGGGCCGGAGCGGCCCATGACGCGCCAAGTCGTCATCGGAGGTCTCCCTTCGCCCACGGATTGACGAGCCAGTCGCGGGTCAGCCGGTCGAAGACCCCGACCCGCGTGTCGTCGCTGACGTCGCCGTCCTCGCGGAGCGTCCGGATCGTGACGCCGATCCCGTCGAGCGACGTCTCCGCGAGACGTGACCGCTCCTCCGGCGGGTAGGCGGGCGCGTCCCGGCGGAGCGAGTAGATCGCATAGCGGCTCTCCTCCCCCTCGTAGTCGCCGAGCGCGAGCGCGCGGGGTTCACTCATCGTCGATCCTCCCTCCGCCGAACGAGCGCTCGCGCAGGTGGTAGAGGGCCGTGCCCGTGACCTCTAGGTGGCC